GTGCTGGGACGGGTATTTGATCCGCGTAACAACGCACTTAACGCATGGCGGCTCGTCCTGGCTACCTCGGTGATTCTCTGGCACACCTGGCCCCTGACCGGCCACGAGATTCCGCCGAGGCCTATCACTCAATTGCTTTCGCAGGTTGGGGTGGACGGATTCTTCGCCGTATCGGGGTTCCTGATCACTTCGAGTTGGATGCGAAACCCGCAGCCGCGCAGTTACTTCACATCAAGGGCCTTGAGGATCCTCCCGGGATTGTGGGTATGTGTATTCATCACCGCGTTCGTCATCGCTCCACTCGGCGTATTGATTCAACGCGGCTCCGTCAGCGAACTGATGAAGTCCGGGGCGCCCGCCGCGTACGTGTTGAACAACGGGCTGATGAATGTGCTGTTCTATCCCGGCATCGCCGGCACCCCGAAAAACATTCCATGGCCCGGAGTATGGAACGGCTCGTTGTGGACGCTGGCGTTCGAGACGGGCTGCTACATCGTCGTCGCGCTGCTCGGGATTTCGAGTCTACTAAAGCACCGGTGGACCATCCCCACCGCATTTGTGTTAACCCTCACCGCTACAGCAGTTTTCGGCTTCCCGGCTTTCGCAATGTCCACCATTCCCCAGATGATTGCCCGATTCGCAGTCATGTTCGCGGCCGGGGCGTTGATCTATCAATACCAGGACAAGATCCCCGCCAAATGGTCGCTGGTCGCCCTGTCGCTGGGACTGCTATTGCTATCCGGGCTACTGCCCAACTACCGCGTTCTGGGAGCAATCCCCTTGGCATATCTGGTGATTGCCTCCGGCGCGCTATTGAAACGCCTGAACCTGCGCAATGACCTGTCCTACGGGGTGTACATCTACGCCTTTCCCATCCAACAGCTACTCGTCATCATGGGACTCGCAACATTGCGGGTGTTCCCGTTCTTCATCGTGGCGACCCTGGTGACACTGCCCCTGGCAGCAATGAGCTGGTTCGTTGTCGAGAAACGCGCGTTGGCACTCAAGAAACGGCTGCGCGTCAAAGCGGGTGCGGGGTGACCATGCTGCTAGCCGTTGGACGGTCCTCGGATGGCTGTCGTGTCGGCCTGGCGCCGCGTGCGGGCCGCACTCACCGAATTGAACAAATGTGCCTGGCTCCCCGAACCGACAGCCGTAACCGGCAGACCGCTTCAGCGCGAGAAAACCGGCCGATCCAACGCGATCGCCCGCACTTCGGCGGTCCACCGCCGCTGACCGACGCCACCTGCCACGACGGGCCACTTCTGCGTCGCACCGATTGATATCCCCTCAGCCATTCCTGGTCCTCAGAGACAAAAAATCCCAGGTCGTCTGACCTGGGATTATGGTGGAGCTAAGGGGACTCGAACCCCTTGTTATCCACATATATACGCAGGTCAGAGCGTTTCTTGCCGAAAAAACAGACCTGTTGAGACCTATGCCCGACCTGCGGAAACCTATCGGAATGTTGGATCATCCAACACCCCAATTCGGGTGCTCATCGGTACCGTCGCCGGTACGGATTCTCGTAGAAGCCGTCCGGCCGCTCGACCTGAAACATGCTGGGCGCCAGCCACAGGGTCATCGTCACGCTCGACATCTCGTTGTCACTGAGCGCATCGATCTGCACCACCCCAATCCAGTGCGAATCGTGCGTCCGCATCCATGCGATCTGGTAGCCGCGCATCCATTCCTCGATGCGCAGTCCCTCCGCACGCACCGTGATATTGCGGTTCCGGACGGCGCCACCCACGCTCTCTGGCAAAGCCCGGCGCATGTTGACGTACACCAGACGGTAGACCCGCTTAAGTGTCGGGAAGCGCGGATTGCTCGCCCATCTATCGAACACGTGTTCGATTTTACGATCCATCCGGATCGGCATGACAGATTGCCGCAAGCCGCCAGAAGCTTCCTGCACACCCGAACCACTAAGTGTGTAGTGTCACCTCAAACGAGTCTTTGCTGAGGGGGTAGCTGTGAGCGATGACAAGATCCTCCAGGCTGACCTTGATGCGATGGGCAAGATCGGCCCGCACCTGCGCACCGTTGCAGGTGAGATCCGCGGGCGTATCCCTGCCGGTGATCATGCGAGCGCTGGTGCCGATCCTGGCCTGGCGGCTTTAGAGGCACTATCGAAAGCGATCTCAGATGTGGAGCGCATCGCCGCCGCTCGCCTGGAGACGATCAGCGATGTGTTTGACGAGGCACACAAGGGCTTCCTGACCACCGAGCAGCTGAACGCCGGGTACTACAAGCTGCCCAGCATCTATCAGCCGCCGCTGCGCGCATGAGGGCGTAGTCGTGACGACGCTCGATGAGTTCATGGCGGCCAAGTCCAACGCCTATATGGCGGTGGTGGACAGCTGGCGGCCCCGCACGGCCGCGTTGAAAGCGAACTACGACGACTACAAGCGGTGGGCCACCACCCCGAACGGAACGTACTGGTCCGGCAAGACGGCCACCGCCGCGCAAGAGGCTGCCTCCGACGACTGCAAGGGCACCGATAACGCGGACGACACCGTCGAGGATGTCGTCAAGCTGGCGACTGCCACCATCACCTATGAAGTGTTGCCGCCGTTGACCAGCGGGCAGAACCTTGTCACCAACGCTCTGCGTGAGGGTGTCACGGTCAGTCAAGACTTCACTATGACCTATCACCCGGCTGAGGGTGAAAGCGAAAAGTCGGTGGCCCGCAACAAACAGATTGTGGCCGACGCAGAGCGTGAACTACGCGAGTATGTCGCCAAGTGGGACAAGGCCACCCAAGAACTCAAGACGCAGGCTGACAGCGCGCGTGAGAACATGTTGTCGCGCATCAACCCGAAAGCCGCTCTGGTGGACGGGCGCAAGATCCTGCGCGACGCCACGCCAGGCCAGCCGGCAGCCGAGACGATCGACTACAAACAGCAGTACCCCAAGGCCACCGACCCGGCGGGCACCACCCCAGCCGCGGCCTCGAGCGGCCCGGAAACAATCAACTACAAAGAGCTGTACCCGAAAACCGCGTCGGTGGACGGGCATCAGCTGGGCAGCATCGGGGCCATGCCTGGTGTCGGAGATATCGACAAGACCAAACCAGCCAAGCTCGCCCCCACCTTGGCCGACCGCGATGTTCCCGCGTTCGCCCAGGCGACCCGCGAGCGCCTGCAACACGAGGGTGTGCCCGCCAACCAGATCGAGCAGCGGGTCAATGAGGCGGTCCAGCGGGCGCAGACACCGCGTTTTGCCCCCGACGCTGATCCGATGCGCACCCCCGGACAGGTGCCGCTGCATAACTCCCCCGGTGACCAGTTCAACGACATCATAGGCCGCGCCAACGATGAGGCCACCAAAACCATTGACGGCCAAATCGAGCAAGCCAAAATTCTTACCGGACAAGCAGGTCCGGGCGCACCTGGTGTTGCCGAAGCATGGAAACAAGTCGGCCTGGGCGCAGCCCAACAGGTTCACGAGCTGACGTCCGATCCATTGGCCGCACCCAAAATGGGTATTGAACAAGCCAAAGACTTCTACAACCACCCCGGTGAGTTCATCGGCAAAAACCTCATCCACGGCACCGAAGCCCTTGCCGGCGGAGCGGTCGGAAGCGAAGCCGCAGCCGGTGCCCGCGGACTACTCGGCGACCTCACCGGCACCGAAGGACGGGTCATCACCCATGGGCTCGAAGACGGCGGAAGCCATCATTCGGTGGACCATCCCGCACCTGCGGGCGACCACGGCGGAGGCTTAGGCGGAAATGTCGGCGGCAGCGACAATCTGCCGCATATCGAAATCAAGATGAAGGATGGTTGGTCCGAGTTCCAGCAGACACAAATGGAACAAAAGATGCAGCAGTTCAACGCGGCCGTCGGCGACAACGGCTTCAGCCAGACACCCCCAGTTCCGCGGGATCCCGCCGTACGCCAATTGTTTTTGGATACGCTCGGCATGGACCGCGTTCCACCCGGTGTCCACGTCGATCACACGCGTGACCTGCAAGCGGGCGGAACCGACTCGATCGACAACATGGGATTACTCGATGGCAGCGTGAACACAAGCTTCGGGTCGCAGCTCAATGCGAGAATGAACGAGCACCCGCCAGGCACGGTATTTGGTGGTGTACGACCACCTGACCCCTGACATACGCTGTCGACAGGACCTCCGGTAACGACCATTTAGGAAGATCGATGGAATTCGCATTCGACCCGCCGACACGGCCAAGTGTCGCTTGGGTTCCCGGCTTGATTGGCGGCATGTTCGCCGATCGCGGGCTATGCGGCCGTTCGATGAACAGTGGTCTGTTCCGATTCCACGACGCCACCTCAGCGCCCGCGGCGCAACAGGTGGTTGATGCGATGTTCGGAACGCGCGGACTCGCCGCCGAGGTGTTCGCATTTGATTGGCTGGCACGTCAGTTCGCCGTCACAAGCCGACTTACCCCCGAGGGGGAACCCGACCCGGCCCAGACCTCACGCACTGTCGTGGTCCTCGACCCCTTCGACGGTTCGGTCACGCCGTGGGTCGACGCGCACTCATTCGAGCGGGCACTGAGCGTTCCGCTTGCTCAGAGCTTTCTCCTACCTGAACTGTTTGGTGAGTGGATGATCACGACAGGGATCAGCCAGCTGCCATTCGACGCCTGCGCCGGGGCGAGCGTGCCGGGGTTCTACGGCGGTAAGCGTGAGGCCGCTAATCTGAGCCTCGATTCCGTGGATGTGTATCTGACATTCACGCAACAACTTTGGGAACACGGCCAGAAGAACGGCCCCGGATCGCCCCCACCGCGCTTGGTGGCCATCAAGGGGCAGTAGACATCACGCGATTTTCAACGGCGCAGATCGCCGAACTCAACTGTGAGATCAAGCCTCGACTGTCCGACTTGTATGACGGGTCCGCATCGCTTCTGAGTAAGCGCGGACACGGGATCGTGGATCGAGCTATGAAGAAGGGCACTGTCGGCGGGGATGTCGGCATGCAGCTCCTCTTTGAGCCGGCGATGTTGCTCAGTTTGGTTGCAACGCAGGATGTCCTCTACGGTCTCGCGGTAGTGGCCAAGGACGTCCCGTTCATCGGCAACTACGGCCTGTGGAGTCCATGCGAGGCGACGATCGCCGCTACCCACCGTCTTCTCACGATCAGCGGTGACCCGCGGGCTGCCGACGTCGAGCTGTGGCTGTCGCTACCAGAAAACGACGGACATCTCGGGCCACCGGTGATCCATCAAGCCATGACGAACAGGTTGAACGGATTAGTCGTCGAACAGATCAAATCCGACGCGTACACGCCTCCCCTGAAACTCCCCGAGTTCTCCTACGCAATCGCCAAGCTGCGCGAACTGTCAGTCATGTGGGCTTTCGGTGGTTCCCAAGCATGGCCACGTCCAAGGATCGACGACGAAATCTCCGCCATTAGAGGGCAGGTCTCCGACTTCCTCGCGTGACCAGCATGACCCTGCATCGGCGTGTCGCCCCACTCCGGCGAGAGGCCTGAGACGATCCTCGTATGTTGCTATGGAAACCCGAAGAATTGCGCGAGGCCGCCGAGAAAGTCGACGGCCTGGAAGAAGCTGTACATAAAAACAGCCAGCTCGATGTCTCTCAAGAACTGGACCAGATCACCGAGCTGTTAGGCATCGGCACCGAGTCGGACCCCGTCACAGGGCCTCTGGCGGCCCTGGTCGGCAAGTTCTCCGGCACTTCTCCGGTCCCGACCAGCGTAATTCGACTGGTTGCAGACGTGCTCTGGGATTTCGCATGCACCGCGGAGCGGATGCAATTGGACATCGCACGAAAGTGCCGCCGAGCTTCCCAAGGGCTGCCCTACACACCGTAAGCTCGGCCTGAACACCAGCGTTACCACTTCTGACCTGGGTGTGATCTTGTAAAGTCCCCTCAGCTTCATACCGAGGGGGAAACCGAAATATGTCGATCACCAGACGAATCCGCCTTGCGGTGACGGCCGCGGTTGCCATCCCTGCCGGCGTCGGAATCGGACTCGCGGCGCCGGCTAGTGCGGGATGTGAAACGCAGCCGTTCGCGCAATACTGCGACGGCCCGATCAAGGCGGACGGCACCTGGGATCGCTGCTTCACCTCGGCGCCGCAGGCGACGTTCGGCCAGTACGGTCAGGTCAGCGGGTGGGTACCGTCCACCGGCCGCTGCTACCCGATCGACCCGAACGAGTTTCCCCCGACTCCGCTCGGGCAGCCCCAGTACCACATCTACCCCTAGACCCCGAGTAGGAGAATCATGGCTACCTCACGCAACAACGCCAAGACCGCCCAACAATTGGCGGCCTCGGCGAAGACGGCGGCCAACAACGAATACGAGCGCTATATGGCTGAGGCGATCGAGAAGCTGGCAGAAGCAGTCGCGGATATCGGGTTCAAGCTCCACCATATGAACTAGGGGCCCGGTGCAGGAACGATCCGGGGATTCGGCGGTCGGGCTGACAGCGAGCGAAGGCCCTGCCTGCTCCGCTCGTGCGGAGCAGGCACTACTGGAGCTGAGCCGCAACATCGAACTGGAATCCGTGGTTCCATACGTCCCATGTACCCGGCAGCAGGAACAGTGTGCAGCCATCCGGCGCTTGCTGTCGGATGGTCTTCACTGCGTGGTCGACTGCGGTCATGCCGTCCCAAAGGGCGTATGCAGGGTCTCCGTACTTGCCGTGTGCGCCGGTGGCGATGAACTTGATGGCGTCGAATAGCAGGCGCACTAGGTCGGGCAGGATCGCGAACAGTTGCAGCGGATTGAGTACCGCGCCAAACACATTCGCGGGGCCCGACGTCATCAGTCCGGCCAGGCCGTTCAACACTCCATGCAGTGGGTCGTCGCTCGGCGCGGTCCCGAGTAGCTGCTGGAACGCCTGTTTCGGGAACACGGTGAACAGATAGCTGGCGAAATCCAAGGTCAGCTCTGCGCGAGTCAGGAGCTCGTACAACAGGAACAGCAGGCCGCGGGCACGCGGGTACCAGTCGCCGTCGATCGAATAGGACCAGTAGCGGTCCCACACCCAGGAGGGCTGAGGAGTTTTGGAGATCCCCTCCCCCGGATCATTTCCATTGAGGCTGCCTTCGGCGGGCATCGCCGGGTCGCCGAATATGGTTACGCCGAAGACGTATTCGCGCCATTCGGGCGGGAGCGCGGTCAGGAACTTCTGCACCGATACCCCGCCCATGCTGTAGCCGATAAGCCAGATGGGTGTGCCCGCCATCGGCCGGTAGGGGCGCATCGCTTCGTCGCGGAAATCGTTGGTGGCCTTGGCGAAGCTGTGCGCTGTCGGCGGATTCAGGAACGCCCGCGAATCAGCCCACACGCCCTGGATCGGGTACAGGGACGGCGCCGGGTTGGTGGAGGCTTCGACATAGGCGCCGATGGCCTTGCGTACGTCGAGGTTCGCCACGCCGTCACTGCGCAGTGGGGTGGCGATCCCCATGCGCTGCAGCCGCTCCAATTCGCCGGGGTCGTTGTTCATGAATGTGGTGATGTCAATGACAGAAGCCTTGGTGGCCGCGGTGTACTTGCGGTCCAAAATGACGCCGTGTTCGATAGCGCGGCTGTTCTTCGGATAGGCGAGCAACAGCCGGCGTTCGATCGGTATCACCGCGTCGGATTCATCACCCTCCCCGTAGCCGATCCACTTCCCGTCAGGCCCGTTCATGCGGCAGCCTTCTCGGCGTCGAGCCACGCTTCGATGTCCTCGGCGGCGACGGCCTTCTTGGTCTTGCTGATGCTGGCCAGCAGCGTCTTGGCGAGCTTGGCGTCTTCCTGCCGGTCCGGGTACTTGCCCGGGTTGTCGGCCGCCGTGGATACCTCCCAGAGCAGCGCGATGGACGGTGTGTGACCTTCCTTGGCCAGGGTGACCACCGCGGTCACGTGCTGGTTGGCGTCGATGGCGCGCGCCAGGTTGGCGCGGGTGTTCACGTTGCCTTCGCCGAGGTGCCGTAGCGGCGAAGCTGACGGGATCGGCGCGTTCTGCGCGCGAACGTAATCCAGGATCTCGCGCTGTTCGGAGTCGGTCAGGGCCATAAGGAAACCTCCTGTGGTGCGGGTGTCGATTTGTCTCTGGACGTCGGTGCGGAAGATGTTCATGTCGATAGCGCCGGGGTCCCACTTGCCCTGCCGCACCCCGGCGGGCCCGAGTTGCGCCCATTCCTTGTGGGAGATAGCGCGTTTCGCCGTCTGGGCGAGCTTGCGTAGGATCGCTGCGAATGCCTTGACCGTGGCCTCGTATTGCACTGGCGGCCAGCCGGTCCGGTGTGGGGCGTTCTCCTGCGGCAGGATCGCGACCTCTACCCCCATCGTCACCGGGTTGGCGTTGTCGGTGGGAATCCCGGGCCACGACCCGACACCGGCATGATTGGCCTTGCCGATACCGCACACCCATACATCGCCGTTGGGCCGGATCAGCAGGTGCGCGGCCAACCCCAGCGTCGGATGGAATGCGATCCCTTCTGGGGTCTCGTTGGCGTTGCCGGTGTGATGGAACACCGCGCCCCACAGCACACCTTGGTCGCCTTCCCCGCGGTCTTTCCAGCCGTCCATCTCGAAAACGCGCAGCCCCTCGGCGCGCAGCACATCGGCCAGCCAGTATGGGTCTCCGCGGAAGCCGGGCGCCGGTGTCAGCACATCCGGGGTGGTCGGCACGGACGGATCCACTGGCCCGCCGGCCAGCGCGCGACGCAGCACCGACCATGCTTCGCCCCAACGCTGCGCATACCGATCCGGGAACGCCGACTTTTGGACCTGCTGCACGACTTGCCCTGCCACGGCTGGGTTTCCAGCAGCGCGCCCGTAGTCGTCGGGCAGCGCGGCCAGGAACATGTCCGCGGAGTCGGCCAGGGTCATGCGTTTCCTGGCACCATTGAGGTCGCCGAACAGGCCGCCCCAGCCCCAGGGACGCCCTGGCGCACCAGGACGTGAGACCTGCTGCTGGAAATAGCCCGACGAGAGAGCATCGTTGGATTGCGAGTCGTGGTCGAACTGCTCGGTTTGCGGGTCTGCCGCGTTCCACGGGCACCACCACTGCCGCTGCCCGTTGTCGTCTTCGGCGCCGACCTCGACGTCGATGCACATGAGCGCCAAAACGGTGGCGAGCTCGTCAAGACCACGTGCCAGTGACACGGCGTGCACCTCGCAGGCGATCTGCTCGCGGCTGCGCAGCGGGCCGTCGGGCCGGAACCATACGAAACTCATCGGCTGCCACCACCGAAGATCGGGACCAGCTGTTCAAGACGTTGCAGCAGTTGACCAAACCGGCCGTCGAACAGGCGGTCATCGAGTGTGCCGGGAATGGCGTCGGTGAGCTTGTCCACCGATTCGTCGGCCTTACGCGCGACCGCGGCAACCTCGGCACGCACATCCTGGCGAAAATCGTTAAGGAACTTCGCCAACAGCTCACGGACCACCGCCGCGCATTGCTTGCCGATGCTGTCGAACAACTCCCCGCGCCACTGAGCTATCCGGTCCTTGATCACCATCCGTACTTCCCCTTACCGATATCTGGATCAAAGTTGTCCATGCGGTCACTGACGTAATGGGCTGCACACCAACCAATCCGGAACGAGACCCCGGCCAGCGCGACATAGAACAGCGGATACTTGACGAGCTGCACGAAGGACCGGGCCGACATCAGCCCATCTCCACGTAGTCAATAGCCGGGCCAAACCTGCGTGGCCCCAAGAGATCCTTGGAGCCCTGCACGGAGATGATCAGCGACCGGTTTCCTGTTCCCTTGGGGGCGGTGGCGTTCTCGTCGTTCCACTCTTCGAGCAGGCTGCCGTTGCGGCGGAACGTGTGTACGTTCCCGACGAAGTTGTGCCGGATGACATCGCCAGCGCCGAATGTGCCGATCGTCTTGACCACAGTGTCCACCCCGGCCCTCCGCACGATCCGCAGTGTCGATGAATCCATTTGCACGCCAACGCCACCGGTGACAGCATTGTTGGACCCGCGCCCCAGGATCGTGGTTCTACATAGGTCACCGGTTAGGCTCGGCCCTGACCCCTGGCTGCCGATGCGGAACTCCACATAGCCGTCGTCGCGGTCCAGCGCGGCGACGTAGCGGGCGTGAGCGCCGTTCAGCTGCAGCGAGAGCAGCCCGTCCGGCACTCCGAGGCGGCACACATTGCCGACCACACTGGGCTTATAGCCGTCGACGCTGGGGCTGATCACCCAGTTGACGCCGAGATCGCCGTCAGCGCGGTTGAAGTCGTCGCGGATTCGGTTCGCTGACCACACCAGGGTTTCGCCGAGATACGCCCGGGTGATGGCCTTCTCGCCGAGCATCATTGCCTTGATAGCGGTGCCGCCGAGGTAGATACCGGGCATCAGTCGCTCAGCAGGTAGAGGACGTTGGGTTCTTTGGTCGTCAGCGCTGTGTAGTCGGTCGAGGTCATGGGCACTGCGTCGAGCTTGATGGCGTTGCCTGCGCTGTCGTGGGCAGTGACAACACCGACGCCGGCCTTGGCTGCGGTGACAGCACCAGCGGCCAGCTGGGCTGTGCCAACGGCAGCGTCGTCGATGTTGACGGCCTTGACGCCCTTCGACGCGATCTTGGGCGATGTGACCGCTCCGGCAGCCAGTTTCGGTTCGGTGACGGCGCCTTCGGCCAGCTTCGCTGTCTTGACCGCGCCGTCGTTCAGGGTCGAGGGCGCGACTTCGGCGATCTCTTCGCGCATCTCTGGTGCGAGGCGCTGGCCGCGCGGGGCCGACATGTCGAGATACGGGACCACCTGCGCCACCTTCGCCATGCCGGGCAGGCTAGGGCGGCGGCGTGCAACTACCGGCCGCCGAAAGCCCGCGCGACCGCATCGAAGTTAGCCTCGACCTCGGCCGGATCTTCAAACCCGGGCGGCGGCGTGCGTTTGGCTTGGTATCCGTCGCCGTTCAGCGTCTCGGCGCCGTCTGTGGTCGGCGCGTACAGCCGGTCCAACAGCTGCTCGCGCTCGCGCTTGTCCTTTTCCTCGTTGCCGGTGTGCAGGGCTTCCAGCCACACCTTCTCGGCTTCGTCGATCAGTGCGTGCATGTGCGGCAGCTGCCGCATCGGATCGGCGATACCGTCGCCCCGCATTCGGGTCCGAATCGCCCGCCAGTGAGTAGCCGCCATCACACTGAGCGTGATGACGGCAAGGTAGGGCGGGCCGTGCCCCATGTCGCTATCGCGCGGGCAACCCTGCCCATGCTGTCGGCCGGCAGTTCGCCGCCCATCATGGTGACCAAGATGCGTTCGTGCTCGCCGGATTCCAGGTGGTTCTGCAGGAACAGTGTCAGGTAGCCCTGTTTCTCGACAACATCGATCTTGGCGTTCACCGACATGGCCAGCACCGGCACGGCGTTGGGCATCGGCCGGCGCGCCCTGACAACCCCGACACCGGGGACTTCGAGCGGGACGAACGGGCCCGTCTGCGGGGCCAGGTCCGCGTCACCGAGCATGTCGTCGAAACTGTCTGGCGGGTCGTACATGTGAACCTCCGAGGCGCAACTACTGGAACGTGCCGGGCACCAGGATCGATGCCGTGATGGAGCGGCCGGCCCAGGACGGTTCCTCCGACGCGACGAACATGCGCTCCCCTGTCGGCCGCGGCGGGTTCGGCAGCGCGGCCACCGCGCTGCATGCCAGGTTCCCATCCACGTTCTCCAGTTCCGTCGTCCCGGCCGGCACGGTCTGCGTGAGCGTGGTTTGGAGCGCGTTGTGCGGGATGTAGGACACCAACAGCAGCAGTTGTCCGGCGCGGTCGATCGATGGGCAGATATGGCCGTCATAGCGTTCCCACCATCTCTTGCGTAGCGACGATGCGAACTGCCAGCCCTCATCGAGCAGCGGGTTGGCGCCGCGCACGGTGATCAGGTGTGCAATGGACTCAGCCAGTAAGCCGTTGCCGAACGTGTAGGAGGCCGGTTCGGTGGCTTTGGCGGCCCGCACGTACACCTTCATGTGAGCGTCTTCCCAGCCGCCGTCGCGGGCGTGGACCTGTGTCCAGCCGGTCTGCTCGGGCTTGATGTCGCTGATGAGCCCGAACTGGTTGGATACCACCGCAATAAGCAAGTCGCCTAAGGCAGTGCCCGCGGGCACATCGACGTCGGTGTGGAAGGTGTTGTTCACCGAGTGCTCTATCCCGACAACCGTGGGGGTCGACAAGACAGGTGGCTCACCGATGACCGGGGTGGCGTAGAGATCCAGTCGGGTGCCGCCGGAGATGAAGCCCGACTCGGTGTTTTGGTCACCGCCATCGATCGAGGTGTTCTCCCAGAAGTCCGTCCGGAACCGCACCTCCACCCGGCCGTGGAACGTCTGCCCGGGTGCCACGATGCTCCAGCCGGTCCAGTGCGGCATCAACGGGATGCTGGCGGAGTTCTGCCGGATCTCGCTGACCCCGAATCCGGTGCCGAGAGCCAGGATTCCGCCCTTGCCGATGTCGCCGCCGATACCGAACTTGCTGACCTCGGCCATGTCCCACGATGTCGGCACCGCCGCGGTTGCGGTGATATCGCGGCCGTGGAGGGTGAGCAGGTAGCCGCGGGACCGTGCCTGCAGCGTCACCTGGGCGCCCTCCCGGGTCACCATGCCGTAGACCGATTGCGGAATCGGGGTGTTGTTCGTCCAGGACACCACGACAGCGTGGACTGCGTCGTTCTTGTTGCCGCCACCTGATGTGTCGTAAGACTTTGACACCGAAGGCACTTCGGCGCCCTTGAGGTGGCGCATCTGCATCCAGGGCTGCGGAGCGATGGCGTCGCCGACGATCGCAAAGTGCTCGCTCATGCCGAACCAACCGGCATCGCGAACGCCAGCAGTCGAGTCCAGCGGGCTTGTGCTTCCCAGCGCGGCTCGAACTCTGAAGGGGTGGTCCATACGCCTGGGGTTTGGACAGCGGCCAGGTATCGGAAGTGCAAGGAATCCTGCGCGTCGAGTTGGCCGACGTTGACCCAGGCTTGGGAGCTGTCTCCGTCAGCGAAGAACCGTCCGAACAGCAGCTTGTCCGCGGCGTTTTCGGGTCGGTCCACCTGTCCCCTGCCGCCGAATGAGTCCTGGATTACCGAGGGAAAGTCAGCTGTGGGCGACTTGCCGACAGCCCAGGACCAGGCGTCGTGAATCACTACGGTGCCCGGGTTTTGGGCAACGATGCTGCGGGGAGCCCGGATGACTTGCACGGTGATGTACACCGGGTCTGGGGTGTTGTTGAAGTAGGTGAGATCACCATCGATCATCGTCACCGGGTCGGGTGATCGGCTGATCTGCCCGTCCTTCTTGGACTGCAGGAATCGCTCAGCGACGATGCTGGGGAACCAGTTTCGCCTCATGTCGAGCCCGTTGACGGTGGAGAGCATGTACTCCGAGGTGCACACCTTGACGCTCATCCGGTCACCACATTTCCCTGCTGCGGGAAGGCCCGCATTTCAATGCGCGTCCAGTTCGCGCGGGCCTCGTGCTGCGGCTGATTCTTGTTCGCGTTGTTCGACCACGGCGGCGGGGTCCACACATAGCAGCGGTACCAGAGGTTGAGCGTGGCCCCTGGATCGATCGGGCCCACCCATTCGTCCATGCTGTTGGCGTCGGCCCAGCGCCACTGTCGTCCAGGGTTGGGCTCGGCGACGCTGTTCGTTCCCAAGTCCCAGGCCGATCCGCACTGGGAGTTGTAGATGCCGGTGGTCACCGGCATCGCGGCATCCGTGTCGACCGCGGTCGTCCACCGGTCGCGGAATTGGATAGCGTTCGGGTTCGAGGTGAGCCATGACCGCGGCCCGCGCGTAACGCGGATCAGCACCATCTGCGGCAGCGGGGAATCGTTGCGCCAGGACGCTTTCTGGTCGATCAGCAGCTTGCCTGGCAGCGCGATCAGCGGCGCGATGATCGAACCGTCACCACCGGAGAGTGCCCGGATGTCGACCACAGGGCGTACCAGCGCCCACGGTTGGAGCCGCAGCTGACCGGCCGCATCGGTGGTGAGGTTCTCCCCGATGCAGACGTTCGGCTCGGTGTACTCCGTGATCGGCACGACCGTGAGGCTACGGAGCCGGGGTGAGCGTGGTCGTCAACGTCAGCCCGTCTGCGTCGGGCCAGTCGGCGACGAACGACTCCGTGCGATAGAGCGCCCCAGAACTCGCCGAGACGACCAGCCACGAGTTGCAGCCGGTAGCGTCGTCGTCGTCAAACACGCTGCGCAGCGCGATGGTCGGGTTCTCGGGATAGTCAGGGTGGGTCTTCACCGAACCGCGCAGGTATCCGTCCATGGCGGCAGGGTAGCGAGCAGCGGTGCCGGCGCCGGTCACTCAACGGCGAATTCGGCGCGGTAGTCGGCGGGGGTGAGTACTCGGACTTGGCCGGTCGAGGAAACGACGATCCAGCGGTCGGCGATGGCGATGAGTTCGGCTGATCCGTCGCGGCGGGCGAGTTGGATACGCCACGCGGTGGGGTTTTCGACTTCTTGGGAACCGTGGATGATGCCGTAGTGCAGCTTGCGGGCGGTCAACAGCGAGTCGATCATCATCAAGGTCTGCGCGGCGCTCTGCGGTGTGCCGTCGAAGTACATGGCCTGGTAGGTGGTCTGTTTCAGCGGTGTCGCGTTGGTGAATCCCATGATTTCTCTGTGCCTTTCGCGGTGATGTCTTTCAGGGTTTGGGTTCGACGATGATGTGGCGGTCGGAGAAGGTGGCGGTGCTCGTGCTGGTTTTGTAGACGGCTTTGAACGTGGTGGTGCCCGGGGTGAGGCCGGTGAGGTGGATACGGCGGGCCAGGGTGCCGTAAAGGCCCGCGGTGACGGTGCGCCCGTAGGCGGCGGTGGCATCGGTTGCGGCGCGGGTGTTGGCGCCCGAGAGCGCACAGCCCATGTATCCGGTTTGTGCGGCAGCCCCGCCGGCCGAGTAGGCCGCCGACACATCGATGGTGACTTCCCCGCTGGCGGGAACGTTCAGGGTGACCGAGGGCCCGGGGGTGGCCAGGTCCACGTAGGCGGCGGTGCTGTTGGTGCCTTGGGTGGTCGCGATGGTGCCTGAGACGATGCGGGCGGGGGTGCCGGTGTCCAGGAACGCGAACTGTGACATCGAGCCGGGCAGCGCCGGATCGGAGGATGCCCAGCCGCCGCTGCGGTAGGCCGCGCCCATCAGGGAGGTGGCACCGGAGTCGTTGTAGGAGTCGAATGCGGTGCCGTTGACCCCGACGGTGAAGGTGCGGGCGGTATCGGAGGTCAGGGTGAAGGCGTTGAACGGGATCGCGGCCCCGACCGTGCCGGTTTTCCATGCGGACTTGGCCCCGGACGCCACGCGGCCCAGCTCGTAGTGCGTGACACCGGAGACATCCCAGATCCGCAGATAGACGTAGTCGGTGAACCCAGTGTTGGCGCGGATGATCAGCATGTAGCCGCCTGCCGCCCCGCCGGGCGCGATGGTGCGCCACTGCCCGGCCGCGGTCATCGAATCGGTTTGGGCGACCCCGGTGTTGAGTTTGACTGTGGGCAAGATCAGGGTGCCCATGGCGGTGAACTGCGCCGGGATCGGTGCGCGGGCGCGCATCCAGATCTTGGCCGGCCCACCTAGGCCGCCCTTGGTGTAGTTGCCGAACAGGCCACCGTTACCGCCCGCACCGCCACCTGCCACGCCACCGGTGCCCGCGTTGCCGGTACCCCCGGATCCGGCGGTGAAGGCATCCCCGAACGCCGACAAGGTTTGGGGGCTGATGGTTTTACCGTTCTGCCCGCTGCCGCCGCGCCGCGCTCCCTCACCGCCTGCGCCGCCCGCCGCCGAGGCCACCGGTGCGCCAGCGGGACTGGTGATCGTCGAGGTATCACCAGGGCTGCCGTTATCGCCGAAGCCCAGACCCTCGTTCTGCCCGCCCAGACCGCCGCCCCCGGCGAAGATCGAATACGCCCCAGCCTCGATGGGGAAGGTGCCGGTGGCCCACGCTCCGGGGTAGCCGCCGACACCGAATGCGCCCGAGCCGCCTTCACCGGCACCGCCGCCACCGGCGGCCGGGGCGATCACATACTCGCCGTACCCGCCTGCCGCCCATGCCGGGGGTGTCCACGGCGCGGTGCCCGGACCGGTGAATACGGTGGTTTCTGCGGGCCGAAACGTGATCGAGGCACTGAATCCGCCGACATCGGAGAGGATGTTTTGCAGCGCATTGATCGCCGCGCCTTGGGAATTGACCGTGTTGACCAGGGCGGCCATCGCCGCGTTGGCCTGCTCCTGGGAGGCCCGGGGCACATTGTTGCCGCCGAACTGATTGAACAGCTGGGTGGGGATCGAAGCCAGCGCGTCGGCGAAGCCCTCCACTGCCTGACCCACGACGCCCGGGGTGTTGCGGATGGCGTTGATGCCGGCATCGATGGCGCCCTGCGCGTTGCTCTGCGCTGCTGCCGCCGCGGTGGAGGCAGCGCTGGCGTCGGCCATCGCGGTTGCGGCATTCGTGCCCGCAGTGTTGGCCGTCGACTTGGTTCCCAGGAAATCTGCCACCGACGCCGCAATGTTCGCCCACGATCCACCACTGAGCCACGATGTCCAATTGCCCAGCCCTGTAGCCGCATTGGTCCCCGCTGTCGCGGCAGTGCTCTTGGTGCTCAAGAAGTCGGACACCGCGGCACCGACGTTGGCCCACGAGCCGCCGGTGAGCCATGACGTCCAGTTCCCGAGTCCGGTGTTCGCATTCGTCGTCGTACTTGAGAGCTCCGACCACTTCGCCGTCAACCAGTCGGTGATCGAGCTGAACGTCTTACCATTGCCGCCCGTGACGGCCTCGGCGATCTCCTGCTCAGAAACCTGGCTGCCGCGCTGGCTCAAATCAACCGCAACGGGCGTCGGTTCCTGCCCGACTTCAAGCACTTCACCGGGGCTGGTCGCCATGAGTCGGCCGGCGACCGCGGACAGAACCCACTTCCCCACCCGGATTGTTCGCGGATTTTCGAGTGCTGAGAGCCGCTGCGCCACCTCGCGTGTCCACTCCTGGTCGGTGCGCGGCGCCTGGCCTGGAACTCGGCTCACTGTGTCACCGCCCCTTTCTGGGCGATCTCCACCAGTTCCGGTAGGTCGTCGTTGACCGAAGCCAGCGTGAGCGCCACGGCTCCCTCACCGGTGACTGTGACGTTCTGCAGTTCCATCAGTTGCAGCACCCCCAGTGCTTCGACGTTGAACCGTACTGACGGGATCAGCTGCGAAATGCCTAGCGGAGCATCAGGATGCAGCACGGCACCGTCAGAGAGCACCAAGGTGTCTTTGATGGCCCCGGTGTAGCGCACGTATTGCTTGGCTGCGCGGTCGACGTTGGAAACACCGAACATGTCGTCGATGTTGTTGATCGTCTGCAACCGCAGACCGCCCATCGGCACGCTGGCGCGAGCCAGGTTGTCGCCGCCGCGCAGTAGGACATCGTTGTAGGTCTGGCTGCCATCACGCACGATCGAGAACTCCCCGCCCGTGAAGTCGTCTTCGCCGAGCGCCACAATCGATTTGAGCTGGGCCGGACCCAGGATGGGCACACCGCCCACGACTGTCCAGTGCAGCCCCAGCCCGACGAGCCGATCGAACGTCGCACTCATCATCTGCTCGTCGGCGATAGCCTCGAAATCGAAGTGGTCGCCGCGCGGGTCCACGCGTTCGATGGCTCGAGTGTTCAGTCCGTGGTGGGCGATCATCGCGGCCCACAGCTCGCCCGCGATCTTCGAGGGGTCGGCTGCATCCCAGTTTTTCGTCAACGGGCAGCGCGTGCGGGTCATCAACGCCGACATATCCCGCGCGGAAATGGAGGTTCGTGAGCGGCTAGCTGAGACCCGCTGGATCGGTCCTGACCAGTACAGCTCGCGGCCCTGAGCGTCGAACACGTCGATCCAATGCAGCCACGGTGTGATGTCCATGCGGTCGGCGTCGATCACGCTCGGCACGGTCATTTCCAGCACCGATACTTGCCGCTGCTCGCGGGTCCATTTCAACGACTCCTGATGCGTGGCCAGGAATTGGTCGAGCTGCTTGCCGCTGGCGGTGCGCAGCGACACGATCTGTTCAGAGCTGATGACCGGCACCGCTCACGGCTCCCGATCGGTGAGTGTCATGGTGACCTCGAATTGCGAGGTGCTAGCTGTTTGAACGATGAAATCCCAGCATGTTTCGCGGTCGATACGTGGTGGCCGCCAGGGCGCGCCGTTGGGGGTGCCGACGATCCCGACGGCGCGGTGCTTGCGTTCGTCATAGATGGCCCAGTAGCGCCCCGAGATGCCGTCGAGGACCAGCTCTGTCAGTGGCGGCAAACCCGATACCTGCAGCGGGAATCGGTTGTCTTCGCAGCGCACATCGGTGCCGCACACCCGCAGAAACGCTTGCAGTGTCAACGGCGTCTGGCCGAGGTTACGGATCGCGATAGTGACCGCGGTGTCCCGGCAACGGAACGCGTAATCCATGGTGGGGATACGGAAGCTGTACTTGTCGATCTCGCCGACCGGCAGGCACCCGCCGCACACCGGCGGCGGAGTGTCCAGGATCGCGATCTCCTCGGGCACGCAGTCAGCGGAGAACAGCACCGGCATGTCCGAACAGGTGGAGGGCTTTTCGCAGTCGGCAGCGTGAACCCAGTTGACCGGCTGCCTGGTGATCTCGTCCCAGTCGACCGGCACCCTTACCTGCGGCAGGTAGGCGTAGGGCGAGAGCACCGTCATTTCCCAGCTGATGCGATACAGGTTGGCTTGGTGATGCTGGCCGGCCTGGGTGTTGTATTCGGAGATGATCCGCGGCTCTTTGGTCAAGACAACGCCATGCACCTCACGCACCAACGATGCCGGATCGACGCCCGAATGCGCTGGGCTGGCAGCAAGATAACGCAGAACGCTGGTGTTGTCGTCGATGGTGTCCCGCAGGATGCAGGACAACCAGTCCATGCCGAACTCGACGCCAGCGTGAGTGCAGGCGATCATCAGCGCCTCGAACGTGAGGGTGCGTGACAGGTCTCTATGCGGGCCGGCCGCGGCCCCTGATCCGGTCATCTGGGTGATGGGCCGTTCTACCGGTGTTGCTCCCAGGCCGTCGATTTTCATCACCCATACGCCGCCGAACTCTGTGGATTCGGGCAGCTCGGTGCTGTACCACGGTGCCAGCTCGGGTCGATAGATGTTGTCGCCCAGGAATTCCCGAAGACCTGGCCACGAATCATCGTAGGTGACGATTGTGGAGCACGACCCGCAGAACGCGATCGGACCCCAGCACGTGCCGTTGATCTCAAACAGGCCGGGCCCCAGCCGGCGGGCACCGTTGGGCGGCGTGAGCAGGCCGGGGCTCACTTCGGTGGAGCTGTCGGGGATTTCGTAGAACCCCGGAAATTCGGTGGATTCGATGAGCGCGCAGTCGGTGCTCGGATCGTTGCCAAAGACACCGATGTCGCTGGTTGGCACATCCTGGCCTAGGTGCGCGATCACCCGGGAGCTGTTGGCAATCTCCACGCCGTTGAGGGCGAAGTATCCGCGGTAGGCCATCAGCTCATCAGCTCCAACAGTCCGGCGCGGACGTTCTCGCCCGCTCGTGGGCCGCCCTCGACGTTGATCTGCGCGGTCACATACGTGGGGTTGCCGCTGGCGCCGCCAGGGTTGCGTTCCAGCGCGGCGATCATGCGCTCGAACAGGATGGTCTGTTGCGGCGATAGGACGCGCTCGGGCCGGATCGTCGCCTTGGGCATCATGCCGACACCGCGCGCGAGGCCGCCCTGATCGAATGATCCGCCACCCAGGATGGCCAGCAACGGCGCGAACAGGCCCGTCAAGCCGCCGCTGAGTGCACCGATGATGGCCAGCGGAATTTCGAGCGCCGCGGTGATCGGTGCGGCGATCAGGTTCTCCAGCAGCCCGCCACCGAAGATGGCATTGACGATGTCCGGGAAGTAGCTTTGCAGCCCTTCGCCCAGCATGTCGATGATCACCCCTGCCGCCTCGACGGCCAGCTGGCTGCCGATCTCGGCGATGATGTCCACGCCCGCCTGCCCGCCCGAGCTGATGAGAGCGGACACAATGCCGCCAGCGCCCGGTGCTTGGGTGTTGACCGCAGCGCCGGCCGCCGATGCTCCCGCTTGAATCGCGGCGTTGGCAACGGCTTTCGCGATCGGCACGATGACCTTCTCGATGATGTACTTGATCAGCGCCTCGATCACAATCTTGAGGATCCGGATGCGTTCCTGTGCCGCTTCTTCCTCGCTGGTGGATGAGCGGTCGACGAGCGCCGAGGTGTCGTTCATCAGGCGTCCGCTGGCATCGAATGCTTCGAAGTCGCCGCGGAACTGACGGAACTCGTCGGTCATCTCATTCAGGGTGTCTCGGGCCTCAATTTCGACACCCAGCACCCGCAGCAGCACACGCACCAGCAGGTTGACGATGGCACCCAGGATCGGGATCTGCGATACGCCAAAGAATTCCGCGCCCACCGTGTCGTTGACGTTGACGCCGCCGCCGGTGGCGAACCCGCGCACACCACCGTGGCGGGCAAGGGCGGCCCGGAACGCGTAGACACCAGCATGACCGCCCATGCGGGCTACGTCGTCGGTGGTGAGCACGTGTTCGTTCGGCATGAGCAGCGCCGGAACGGAATCCTTGCCCGGGATGCCGCCATACACTGGGCCGCCGGTGGCGAAGAGTGCGCCGGCGATGTTGCCGCCGATGCCGGCTGCAGCTCCCCCACCGCCGCCGTCGGCTGGGATCGCGCTGCGGACCGCATCGGCGATCGGTGGTGCAGCCGCCTGCCCCAGGGCGGTACCGATCTGGCCGCTCACGCTGTCCTTCAAGCTCTCCAGGGCCGATTGCACACCCGCCTTGACGACCGGCTCCAGCGCTTCCTCGTTGAGTTTGGCGTTGGTCTGCTCGATGACATCGACGAGTTGTTCACGCATGGCGGACAGTTGGGCGTTGACGCTGGTGAATGTCCGGTCAAGTAAGGCGCCCGTGTTGGAGAACATGCGTCCGCTGGCGTCGAAGGCCTTGCCGTCGTTGGTGGTGAGTTCTCCTGCGTCGCCGCCGGCGCGGGTGAAGTCCTCGACATTCAAGCCCATGGCCTTGGCAAGTGCCAGCGGGTTGCGTTCCTTGACGAGCTGATTGAGCTCGGTGTAGGTGGCGTTCTTCTTGTTCCAGGGCTCCTGGCCGAGCCCGGCGACCGCGCTCATCACGTCGCCTGCGACGTTCGACGCGGCTAGTCCACCCGACTGCGACAGCGCACCAAGCATTTGGTCGCCCATGCCGCGCATTTGGCCGTCGAAGTTGGTCACGTAGACCGGGACCACGCCGCTGCCCGTGCCGGCCAGACCGGGGGCACCGCCTGGCATCGGCAATCCGGGCATGCCCGTCGCCGCGCCGGCGGCGACCTTGGCGTGGATGTGGTCCTGATGTCCGGCGACGGTGGAGCTGTTGCCGTTGAAGTCTTCCCACTTGTCGCGCCAAATTGTTGAGTCCAGGCCCAGCGCAATGTAGTTGGCGCGCAACGCCGCGTTGATACGGTCGCCGAGTTCCTTGTTTTGGCCGACCATGATGTCCAAGGCGCGGCCGCTCGGGTGGTCGGAGATAGCGTCCTGGCGCACTCCCCCTATCTCGCGGACCTCGGGGAAGTTGGTGGCGATGAAGTCCCACAGCTGGTTCGCGTTGGGTTGCAGCCCTGACTTGGAGCCCTTCGGTCCGCCGCCTGCCGGGAGCGCCGCGATTGCGGTGCCGTTGGGAACCGCTGTCCTGCCGAGCTTGTCACGGAACGTCTGCAACGAGCTGATCAGCGCGCTGTTACTCGAGTTCAGGGAGCCGGTATATCCGCCGCCGCCGATGATCTGCTCAACCAGCGCGGCGATAGCGTCGTCTCCGAGGGCACCCCGTTTCTTGTTCCGTGCGGTGGTGATCGCCCGGATGACCGGGTCATTGGCGTCCAGACCAGCACCGACGAGTTCGGCTGTCAGGTTGCCGCTCTTGGCGAACTTTGACAGCAGCGCCGCGTACTGCGCGTATCCGCCGGCACCCACACCACCGATTCCGCCGATACCGCGGGGCAGGTAGGTGCTCGGGTCCTCGCCAATCCACTTCGCCGGGTCTCCTCCCAGCGCTTGGATCGCCGCCGCGGCGGCCTCGTAGCCGGGATTGCGTGCCTTGATCGGTGTGCCGAATGGCCCCATCCGTGTCGGCGAATTGCCGGTGGCCGATGCGACGCCGTCGGAGGCGATGGACTTGATGGCATCCGAGGTCGCGGGCAGCGGGCCGCCACCCTTGCCGGCCAACAGGTCCCGGATTTGTCGCAGCACTCCGAGTTCGGTGTTGTCATCCACGCCAGGAATACCTGCCACCGCACCGACCACGCCGCCGTCGGCGTATCCCCTGCGGGACAGGCCGCTACGGAACCGGCTGTTGATGGCGTAAATGGCTGCAGCCCCACCCAGGCCGCGCACAGCCTCGGGGATGAGCACGCCCTCGCCGCCGGACATCGGTACCAGCATGTTGTCGACACCGGGAGACCAACCGGGCAGCACGCCGCCGTCGGCGCGGCCAGGCGGCACCGCGGGAGTCATTCCCTGCGCCTGGATCATCATGGTGATCGTCTGCTGCTTGTACTTGAGGATGAACGCTTCGACCTGGGCTTGTGCCGCACTGGTGTTGGCCTTGACCTGGATCTCGTTCTCCGAGACCTTGGTGATCTGCACATCCAGGGACTCAAGGTTTTTCATCACTTCGGGCGACGGGTCTTTGATCTTGACCTCACCCTCGGGCAGTGCCTGGATGTCCGATGCCAACTTCTGGACGTTGGCCTGTACCTCGGGCAACGCACCGGCGCCGATCAACTGACCGAGGTTTGTTCCTTGCGGGGCGGGGACGTTTTGCCCCGTCGCGCCGGGTATCGGCAGGAACGTGGTCGGTTGCTTCTGTGGAGGCGGAGCAGGGGGCGGGAGCGTTGGTAGCGGGAACGAGGGGGTGTACGGCGTCACGCCGCCCAGGTTCAGGCCGGGCAGTGGTTGACCGTCGGGACCGATCACCGCGCCGTTCGGGCCGATGCTGTACCCCGGAAGTTTCCCCGCCTGAATCTGCGCGAGCATGCCTTGCGACAGCGACGGTCCACGGTCGACCGGAAGCATCGTCTTGAGGTCGATGCCACTGGGGGAGATAACCGGCGGCGGTGGGTTGTCATGGTGCTCCTGCCACGACTTGTCCCACTCGGCTTTGCCTTCTTCCAGGCGCTTGCGAGACAGCTCGAACAACGACACACCGGCACCAATCATGGCGCCGAGCGCAGCACCCCACGGACCGCCCATCAGGCCACCGGCGAGGGCACCGCCACCGATGTTGGCGGCGAACCCTCCGGCCTGCGCCAACCCCGAATCCGAGTTGATCAAACCGCCGCCGATCTGGAATGCCGCCGCACCGACGCCCAGACCTGCCAGCGCCTTGTTGATTCCCCCTGCCGCTGTCCCTGCTTTCCCAGGTAAACCGTCCAGAGCCGACCCGATGCTGTTTATCCCGGACAGAACCGACGTAATGCCGGAGATCGTTCTCCACGCCAGGAATGCTGTGACGACACCGGAGATGCCGCCTGGCATCGAGTTGAGAAGGTCGGTAACCATTTTGAGGATCGGTAGCAGCACCGCGGTCCACTGCTTCATGCCGTCGTAAACATCACCCAGGAGCGAGGCGACGTTGCCCAGGATCGGCATCCACTGCTTGATCTGCTCGCGTCCCTCGGTGAAGAACTTGATCAGCTTCTCTTGGCCCTTGTCCGATGCCAGGAAGTCGGCCAGCGCGCCGGACCCGCCGTCGAGTGCGGACAACAGACCGCCGTCGCCGCCAGCGGCTTTGGTGATCGAGGCGATGATCTTGCCGATGTTTAGCAGTGTGTTGCCCAGATGGTCGGCACCCTCGATGCCTTCGGTGATCCATTTGTCGAGGTTGCCGTTCTCCACCGATCGGGTGATCCAGTTGTCGAATCGCTTTGTGACAGCGGTCAACCCGTCGGCGATACGCGGCAGGAAGTCGCTGCCCTCGGCGGTCAGTGTGCCGAAACCGTGGATCAGCGGTTCGATCGCCGCGTTGGCGCGGTTCTGCGCGTCGGCGGTGTTGCCGAACAGCTTGTCCAAGATTGACTGCGAGGAGTCCAGGCCGCCGACGCGGCCCAGTTCCTTGAACGTGGCGTTCCATGCCTTCGCGATGCCGCCGAGGCCCTTCTCCAAGGTGGGTATCGATTTGTCGGTCAGTTCGGTGATGCTCTGATCGACGCCTTCGAACATGTTCTGCGCCACGATGTCGCGCTGCAGATGCTCCAGTTGGGGGCGCGCGGAAACTATGGCCTTGACGACGCCCTGGACCGCCGGGGCAAGGCCCTGCATGGCCTCGGCAGCTTTCTTGATGTCCTTCGGGTCGCCCGACTTCGCGGCCTCCCACGATGCCTTCACCGCGTCGGACAGGCCGTGGAACCCCAACACCGCGGTGCCGATCGACGAGACCATGCCGCCGATGACGCCAGGTACAACGAATCCGACCTGGACGAGCTGCTGCAGTGCCCCGGTGAGGTTGACAACGGCCGTGGTCGCGGCCGGAAGGCTGCCGACACCGAGTGAAATCGCATTCAATCCTATGGGGCTGGAAAGGAAACCTCCCCTGCCGCCATGCCATCTGACACCGCCGCCAGAGCCGCCGCCGCCTCCCCCACCGCGGCTACCGCCGCCTGGCGGTGGTCCGGCCGGGGTCGGTGCAGCTGCCGCGGCGATCCGCGCCGCCGCGTTCGCTTCCCAGGCTGCTGTCTGCTTTTGGATGGCCCGGGTGGTCGCGTTGATCGACCGTGTCGAAACGCTCTCGCCAGCACGCGCTTTGGCTGCCGACTTGGTGTGCTCGTCACCGATGTCCTCGACCGCTTCGGCAACGGCCCTGGCTGCTGCTGTCTGCTTAGCGGAGGACTTTTCAGCCGCACGCGCGGCCTCGACATACTCACGCTCGATTCGATCAAGCTGCGCTTGAAGCCTCGCCATGGCGGGCCCCATGTGCTTTTGCACAGCAGCAGTGATCTCGTCGTCAAGGTTCGAACCGTCGATCGACAGATCAAGGCGAATCGAGCCGACGGGCGTGGTCACCGGCTCAAGCTAGCGAGGTGGGGTGCTACTTCTCGGCCTCGCTGTTCACCGCTTCCGGTGCCTTCGACACCTTTTCGAATTGCTCGACACCTTCGTTGAGCAGCGCGCCGATCAGCTCCCCGATGGTGTTGGCGTTGTATCCGGTGTCGTCCGGGTTCATCAACCGCGAGTAGACGTGCTCGTAGGTGTCTTCCGACAGATGCCGGGCGATGAACAGGCCGCTGATCTCGTTCTTCATCTTCGCCGGAACGTACTTGCCCATTCCCAGCGACAGCGCCGACATGGCCTGTGGTGTGGGAACCCGGATTTCGAGCTTGTCGCCACCAAACTCCAGGAACTCGTGCGGCCACCCGCTGGGCGTCGCTACCTCGCTACTGGCCCGGACCGCTGGCAGCGCATCACCGTGGGCAGCTGGTTCAGTGACTACCTGCGTATTAGGCGCGATGACATCTTGTTCGATGGCGCCGGCTGCTGCCGGTTCGGCCGGTGCAGGGGCGGACGGCTGGAGAGGTTCCGAGGCGGGTGTGGTCATGGCGCGTAGCGTGCCGAGCAGGGGTGCAGCCGAACGATTCACTCGCAGTGAATAGTTGGTCAGCGTTCCCGCGATGCCACTCGCATTCCGGCGTTGCGCAAGAACGGTCGCGCCTTCGTTCCCGGGTGGTGCACCAGCTTTGCGAACACCGTGCGCCCGCCTATCTGGAACCGCAGCGCTTTGGCGTTGCGTGGCCGGATGAGGTGAGGCCGCGAGCCCTCGTGGACGTATAGCGCGTAGCGGGCGTTGTTGCCGACGCTGCCGGAAATCGTTCGGGGGCCGGTGAAACCGATGTGTCCCTCGTTGACCTGGCGGCCGAGGTTGCCGGTGCGAACGGGGGCGTCGACGCGTGCCTGGGTGGCGATACGTCGCTGCAGGGACGCCATCCGGCGCCGGCCGAAAGACCGGGTCTGGTCGTTGAGCTCTCGTTCGTGAAGCTCGAAGCGCCCTCTAACTCGCGCCATCGGGCTTCGTCTGCGGTGCGTCTGGGTCGGCGGCCGGCGACCGGCGTGCGCTGCGGACACGCTTGGCCGAGGTCTCCGTGTCGGCCTCGGTGTGCGGGCTGTCGGCAGCGGAATCCGGCTCGGTTTCGTCCGATGTTTCGGCTTGCGCGGTGCTTTCGCTGCTGGACTCGTTTCCGGGGGCTTCAGGTTCGTCGAGGTTGCCGTCCACCACGACGGCGCCACCGATCTGCACCAGCTTGCGGACCTCGTCGGTGACGGCCACTGTCTTGCGCACGCCCCGCGCCAGACTCGTGGTCGGTGTCAGGCTTCCCTCGATGGTGACGTAATGCCCCACAGCGCACCCTCTCTCATAGCGACACGTAGGCCATACCGGTCCACGCGATCAGCCCGCCCTCGGGCCCTTGCGGCGCGATGGTATCGGTGGCTACTGCACGATCGGGCTTGGTCAGCGCGGTGGCCGCCAGACACAACGCCGTTTCGATCCGGAACGAGTCATCCAGGCTGATCTCGGCCTCCGATTCGAGCACCGGCCACTTCGGTTTGGCTGACATGTCCGCGCACCGTGCGATACCGATCTCGACCGCCAGTGCCCGCACCACATCAGCGGTCTTGCAATCCCGGGCGGCAACGTAGGCAGCGGGAAAATCACTGCGCCGGCTGCGGTATCGGCGATCCACCCGCACCCAGAGCAGCGGCTCTTTGCAGCCCGCCGCCGGCCCGTGCTCGGGATCCCAAACGGACAGCGGCAGCGGCCCGTCGCCGGCGAAGAACCGCACATCCTTGGAGCCGCCACCGAGCGGCGGTTGGAACGAATCTGTTGGGTTGAAGGCCTTTTTCATCGCGTTGATGAATTCGTTGACGATGTCGGAGGCTGGATCGTGGGGATTCACAGCACCTCCGGTGCCTGCTGGAGTCGATGCGGATTGACCGCGGACAGCCACATGTCCACCTCGCTTAGCCCCGTCTTGCCGGCGGCGAGGATCTTGGTCGGATCGAATTCGTGGCTCACACCGCGGCGGGTGGTGGCCACCACGGTGCGCGGCAGGCGGCATGTGTCTTCGTCGTCGCAGGCGGCAACAAATTCGCGGGCTAGTTGGCCTACCAGTTTGTCGACGCCAGCTGGTACGGGGTTGCCGCGTGCGTAGGTCACCGACCAGGTTCCGGGCTCCCCGAGCGGCCTGCCGAGATCTTGGCTAGGCCATGCACCGTCCTTGCGGTACAGGGCGTTTCCCTCCAGCTGGTACCCGGACTCATCGAGCACCGCGCCGTCGATCCTCACGTCGGTGATCGATGCGACCGGGCCCGGCAGATGCACTACCCGCGGGCCCGTGACCGAGCAGCCCCCGATACAGCCACACGGCCAGTTCACCCATTGGCCGGCATCGAGTGTCAGAACGGTCGAGCTGTATCCGAATCCCTGCGCGTAGGAGCGGCAGGGCCGCGCTGTGGTTGCGCAGGCGCCGAACTGGCGGCCGGACAGCGCCCACAGCACGTGCACGGCAATGTCTTCGGCGTTGCTGCGCCGCATCAGTTCCAGGTTGTGGGCCGCTTGTTCCTCCGCGGTCGGGCTGGTGCCGAGTTCGGGCAGCGGCGGCAGACAGCTCCGGTCGATCGGCCAATCGCAGGACATGGGGCACACGGTAGGAGTCGGGGGTGCTTACACATGACGAAACGCCCGGGGGCCGTGACACCCCGGGCGTTTCGCTCGCCTGCTCCTCTACGCCGGTGTGACGGTGGCGGCACCGCCAGTCAGGCCCGTGCTGTCGGCGCTAAGCGCCCCCAGAGCCGGGTCGAGCTTCACGGTGTAGCTGCCTGCCGTACCGGAGACCTGGACCTGGCCCACCTCGACGTTGGGCAGCGCCTCGATCGCCGACTGCACCGCCGCGGGCAGCGCGGTGGCGGCGATGTCGGCGGTCGGCTCAGTGTCGACCTTGGCCTTCCAGTTCCCGGTGCCGGTGACCGCGACGGTGTACGTCTTCGGGTTGCAGATCGGCTGCGGCGGAGCCACATCAGCGGCGTCCACACCGAAGTACGCCTTACCTGGTCCGGTGAAGATCGACTGCACCGCCAGCTCGCACGCACCTTCGGTGGGCGCCGGCGGCGGCACCGGGGTCCGGAACAGGATCAGGTGGTTGTCCGAGGGCTTGCTGTACATGGGAACCAGCAGACGCCCCGGTGTGCCGGCGGGGTCGATCGCGGCCACGTTGTACGGGCCCCGTCCCCAGCGCTTGGGCGCGATCGTGCGACCCGTCAAGGTGAAGTTCGACGCTTCGGCGCCAACAGGGATTGCGCCCGAGACGAACTCATTGCCCGCAAAAGCGAGATAGCCGTATTGGCGTCCGGATGCCGCCGCGGAGAAGATCGAGTCATCCAGCGGCTCGGGGCAGTCGTCGTCGCCCTGGCCGCCAGTCCAGATCTCGAACATGACGCCCGACTTGTCATCGACGGACTTGCTGTCGATCACGCCGATCGGGTTGCCCTCATGGTCGAGCACCCGCGCCCAGCCGAGGATCAGCGACCACAGGTCGGGGTCAACGCCGCACAGCTGCAGTTCGGTGTTCCACCAACGGCGTTCGGCCGGGGTGCGATCACTGACGCACTCCTTGCCCGCGGCGTTCTCTTGGGTGATCTCGTTGGCTTCCTTCATATTCGGATCCAGGTTGACCCGAATGAATCCCTCGGTGACGATGCGGTTGGCGTTGCCCTGGATGGGCAGACCGCACGAATCCACCTTGGTCACGCGGAGCGCATAGCCCTTAACGACTGCGAATGCCATGTGCTGGCTTCCTCCTGCTATCAGGCGCTTCGCGCCGGTCCATTACGTTTTCCGAGGCTGCGGCGAACAGTAAAAGGACGGGGTGCATCAGATCTCTTCGCGTAACTCGGCCGGGACCGCCGGAGTTGGCTTGCCGGGCGCGTGTTGGCGCGCCCACTCCATCCACTCACGGATATAACGGACAGCAACGCGCAGTTTGGAGCTGAGCTTGTCTCGTTCGGTCTCGACTGCCTTCACATGGGTTTCGAGATTCCGGACGCGTCGCGTGGTCAGCCCCTGCCAGGCGGTCAGGATGGCGACGATGACGCCACCAATGGCCTGGATCTGGTCTGGGCTCACTCGAATGACCTTCGCCGATGTAGTGAGGCAGTCCCACGCTCACCGACATGCACTGCGGCCAGGCACTTGGCGAAGCTCGCCGCTGCCATACCGCCGGCGACGCTGGCCGCAGCGAGCCACGGAAAGAACCGGGCGTCAACAGATTGCGTAGCTTCGGCACCAACACCGAGACCGCCACCTACAAGGAACCCTTGTGCCGCAGAACTCACGGTGCGCTCCACCGCGTCCTTCCAGAACTCCCGGGTAAACAGATCGCTCACGAGTTCATCGCCTCTGAAGCGTGCTTAGCGATGGCCGCGAACACTGCTTCCTTGTTGGGCAGCTCGTGGGTGTCCAGACCCTTGGACGCGGCGTAGGCATCGAGCTGCGGCCGCTTCCAGTCCAACTCAGGATCGCCCTGTGGCCAAGCCTTCGGCGCGAAATCACCTGTAGGAAACGGCTCCTGGGCGGGGTCGCCGATGGCCGTACCTTCGGCGTCGGTCGAAACCGGTTCAGCGAGCGGCAACGCCGCGCGAGAGCCGTCGTCGCCCGTGGTCGCGTCGGTCATTGCTGCTGGCGGTGGTCCATCGTTGGAGTCGTCGGCGTCCACTTCGTCGAGCAGGCCGGCCTCGCGGGCATTGCCTTCCGGCACTACGTAGACAGCGCGCGGACCCTCGCGGGTCAGTTTCTCGATGGCCTCGGGCGGTGTGCCGACTTCCAGCAGTTTGGCCAATCCGGGGCCGCGCAGCGTCCCGTCGACGAAATCGATGGTGGCGAAGCCCTCCTTGACCACAACTTCCACACCAGCAGGCATGACGTCCAACCCTTCTACGTGATGTTCACGGCGCCGATCAGCGCCTCATATCCGACGACCAGCGACCGCTCGGCGATGGCCTTGAATTCGTTGTGCTGCAGGCTCGGCGCATCGCGCAGCTCCACTGGTCCGCGCCATCCGTAGGTGGGGCTGGTAGCGATCAGCTTGGAGCCCAGCGCCGAGACGTAACCGCCGCCGAACACCCAGGTGTTACCCAGCGGTGAAACCAGCCGGCCGTTGTTGTAGCGGATCAGATTCGCCTGTGCGGCAGGGGCGGCCAACTCCGCCGACGCGTGAATGACCCCGACGGTGCCGGTGTCCGCGATCAGCCCCTCGATGGCGCCGATAGCTGCCACGATTCCCGTCTTAGCCGCAGGCGTCCCGGCATCGAGCAGCATGCGGGCCGCGAGCGTTTTCTCCGTCTGGATAGGCTCCAGCACGCGGTGTACTTGCTGTGCCCGGACCCGGATCTCATCGCGGCTCCGCTTGAGCAGACTGCAGTCGTCCGATGCGTACGTGGTCTGCGCAATGAACGCATCTAGGAAGGCAGGACGCTCACCCTTTTTGACATCGGCGGGTTTGAGCTCAGACTCGGTGGCGTTCCATGCTGCGCTCCAGACGCCGAACTGGGTGCCGCCGCCGTAGTTGAAGACCCGGAACTCGACACCGGACGGCAGCCAGCGCAGCGGACCGCTCTCGTCGACCCACTGGGTGGCAGCGACGAGCCCGTTGGGTGCCGGGTTGACCAACGGTGCGTCAAACTGCACCGGGGATAGTGCTGCGGTCATGTGGCGCGATTCCTCTCTGCCGGGAAGGCGGGCGGACGTGAATGCCTCGGTTGTTCACGTCCGCCCGCCTCGTCCAATGCGATTCGCCGGGCTCCGCTACGGGGTCGCAGGCGGCGTGTTGCACGCCACGGTCTGACGAGCGCCGATAGCACCGGACACGCAGATCGGCAGCCGCACGATGATCGACTGGTCGCAACGCTTGCCCACCTGCAGCGAGTCCTCGGTGAACACGTGGGTGTACTGGTTGAGCTGCAACTGCTGCAGCGGGTACTGCACACCCAAGGTGATGACGTTGTTCATGGTTCGGAACCAGGTGCCGGCCGGATACAGCATCACGTCGACCGTGGCCGGGTACACCACCGTGGCCATGTTGCCGGGCTGGCCCGCGCCGCGGGTCTGCCAATCAACCACGTACTGCAGGTAGATGTCGCGGACCGCCAGCCAGTTGTCGATCTCCGCGTTGGTGACGGCCAGGAATTCCTTGCCCTCACGCAGCGCAAGGTCTGCTCGCAGCACCTCGCGGAACCACACCGGCGCAACGCCTTCGATGGTGGCGTTGTCTGCGAGCCCCTTGTTGTACCGAAGGTTCGACGCCTGCAGCGCCAGACCGTTGAGAACGCCGCTAGTTGCTCCCAGCACCGCCCCGGCAGGAACCACGATCGGAGTGCCCGACCCAGCGACCATCTTGCCGATAGAGATCTGCGAGACACGGTGCTGGTGGGCAACCTGGATCTGCTGCAATGCGTTCTCGATCGCCTCGGGCCAGGCTTGGCGCATCAAGATGCCGGCCTTGGCCGCCCAACCGATCGCCTCCAGGCGCCACTCGAGGAACTCGTCCGGGCACGGCAACTCGATGAGCTTCTTGACCGCAGTCGGATCGCCCTGGGCGTTAACGGCTTCGAGTTCGGCTTCGGTGAAGTGCCACAGGTTGTCCAGTAGCGCCGACACATCGGGGCTGATCGGGACGCGGACACCTCCGCGAGAGAAGTCGAACGGGAAGTCCGGCAGCGACAGCAGATTCGACGCCTCGGGCACACCACAGAAGGTGTAGACCTGCTGCGACGGAGCACACCAACCACCAGCAGCGACCAGGCCCTTCGCGTTCACTGGGCCGTGACCCGGGATGGCGCGGCCGATGGCATCCAGAACCGCGAGCGCCTCATGCTCATTGGCAGGCGCCGGAATCTCCGGAGCAGGCCGCGTCAGGCGGGCGATCGCCTGGGTCGCGTAGTTGCCGTCAGGGCTCGTGCCGGTGCGCTGACGGCCCGAGACGGACCCTGCACTTACAGAGGCAATCGACTGAGCAATCTCGGCGAAACCGACCTTCTCGGTGCCGAACTCGGCGTACTTCGGCGCCGACTGCAGCATGTCCCAGCCCTTGGGCGTCTCATCGCCGGGGGTACCGGAAGGGATATCACTGTTGCGAACTGCGCCCGCGAACTCGACCTGACGGCCCGAACCTGCGGCAGCGGTGACAGTTTCCGAATCCGCGGCAGCTGCCGCGGTGGCGGCTTCGGCCTCTGCCACCACTTCCGCTGCAGCACCACCGTCGCCGTCTGCGGGGGCTGCCTCGCTGTCTGTCACGGTGTCGGCCTCTGGCTCGGCCGCGGGCTTCTCGGTCGCGGCATTCGCGCGGTCGAGTAGGGCGTTGAGGTTCTCGGTCTGTGCCTGATCGGCGGCGGCGATCGAATCGCGCTCGGTCACAACCTTGTCGCGACTGTCGAGCAAGTACTCGAAACGCTCAGTCTCCTCAGCGCTGAACTCGTCGTTGGCGGCGGCGCGGGCCTGGAATACCCGGATCTCCGCTGTCACAGTGGCAGCCAGCTCGTTGAGCTCGGCGACGGTGGCGGGCAGCGGATCGGGCAGCTTGTCGAACTTCACTGCGTGCTCCTGTTCTCAGAGTGAAACTCTCGGTCTGTTCGATCGCTCCCCGGCACATAGCGCATGACAGGAACTCTCTTGGCCGCAGAACGTAGAGACGGTGCGTGCACACGCTTTTCAAGTAGCAGCCGCCAAAAGAGAAACCCGCAGGTCAAAGACCTGCGGGAATCCCTCTGCGGTTAAAAGCCTTTAAGAAACTCAGTTGGTGATGAGCTTGATGGTGCCGCCACCATTTCGGCGTTGTTCCTTCTTGGCCTCAATGAGCGTCAGGAACGAAGTGACCGTCTTATCTGGCGCGGTGTATTCGAAACTCTGCACCGTCGCACCGGAAGACGTGACCGAACCGGCGCGTGTGCCCCTGCGGCATCCGCACCCCATCAGGCACGCTCCAACAGTTGGCTCATCCGCTCGGCCGGCGATGGTTCCGGCGGCAGATCCCCAACGGCCAATGTCGCACGCGTGAGCAGCGCGGTCCGCTTGGCAGCATGGGCGGATTCGGCCAAGGCTTCGGTGACGGCTGCCTTGATGTCATCGCGAGACAGCGCTGTAGTGCCGGACGCTCCCGGGCGCGGCGACATGGAAGCCACCAACGACAACGGGTTGCCTTGTGAGTCAGTTGTTCTGCGGCACAGGAATCCCGGCGTGTTGACTGCCAGCACGGCAACAAGCTCCAGCGAACCACCGTAGGGCCGCCAGTCACCCGACAGTGGTGCAGCCAAGCCCATCTCGATCTTCTCCTGCGTGGCCCACGGAGCCGCGACACCCGACACCCAAATTCCGTGCGCGTCCTCGCCTGCTCGTACGAGCGCAAAGCACGCCTCGGCGTTGTCGTAGTGCGCCTGAGCTTCTGCGTTGCTCACTCCAGACACCGGTGCGTGTCCGATGCCCACGGTCAGCCGACCCACCGATAGTTCAGTGCCATCGGAAAGGCGCACCGGCGGCGACGAGTGAAAGTGTGCATACCCGGTGTGCGACCGCGGAGGCGAGATATGCCCGAGGCCAACGGAACGATGCTTTTCATTGAAGGTGGCTACATGTCCGAAGATCCGCCCCGTTTCGGGGTCGATCGACAGCGGAGTGGGTCCAGCGAGCCCGGGGTCGGAGAACAAGACCGGGGCGTACACGCGTGGTTGGAATTTCGCGGCCATCGACGCAACCAGTGCCTTGTCGCGCGCCTCGCGTTCGGCGTTCAGGGCAAACCTTGTCTGCCCGAATGCAGGGATGGCCACGATGGTGGTGGCGAGTACTTCGGCAGCCGTTGTAGTGGCGAATATCTCGCGGTCAGGGTCGTAGTTTTCCTCTGTCACTACTGTGCCGTCTTGGTACGTGGCGACCATCGTGACATCACCCAGATCCACGGACGGATTGCACACACCATGACTCACTAGGTCGATCGCTTTGATGGCGTTGTCGTTGTTGAGCATGTAGCCGTCCGCACGAACCTCGCCGTCTTTGAACCGAATCGCCTCGATGACTCCCACGGTGACGGACCCGTAGTGGCCGCCTTCCATTTTCTCGCACCACTGCAACGGCATAGGGGTGTCGCGGAAGGCTAGCTCAATGTCGGCTGCAAGCATCCGACCATCCGACGTCGGAGTACCGGTCACCGCGAATAGCGCGTCGGTAAACGTCAAATAGGTCCCTGTGTCTTCAGCCATTTCGTACTCCTGTTCACTCGATGCGGCCCAGCCGCCGGACGCCACGCGCCCGATACCGTCCTCGGTGTCACGGGCACGCACATTGCCTGCCTTGTCTCGGCGCCCAATTTCCTCTGCCTGGGTGCGCCCATCACGGTTGACTGCCACCGAATCCCGGCCGTCGAGGCGCTCAGTGTGCCGATCGACCTCGTCCGGCAGCTCTTCGCCGGCCGCGAGAATGCCGACGCGGCACCGGCAGTTCTTCCACTCCGCGGGCGAAGCCGACATATCGCCCGGGACGAACAGCTGCTCACCGCCAACGGTGAAGTGACCCTTGAGCGGCACTCGCTGCCCGTCAGCGGCCCAATGCGTCGGCCGGGTCTTGCCATCCAGGGTGCAGATCCACGTCTTCTCCAGCCCTGCGGACTCTTCCGACTGCGCCGCAGCGGCGACAACCGCGTTGTTGAGCACATCGGCGGCCTGGTACCCGCGCTGGCGGGCCAGGTCACGCATTTCGTTTGACGACGGCTCCAGGACTTCGGCCGCCCTGGCGCGCAACACCTCAGGTCGGTCCTCGGGGGTCACTGACAAGGTCAGCGTCGGTTCGGCGAGCGCGGCTTCCATCTTGGCTCGCACCATCGCGGGTGTAGCCGCGATATTGTCGCGGCGGCTGGCCAGGAAGTCATCGCGCGCAGCGGCGAGCGCCGGGTTAGTTTCGACATGGGCGATGGCGGCAGCGATTTCCTTGCGGGACATGAGCAGCGAGCCGAGCACGATGGCTAGCACGACGGTGTCGAGGTCGGGCACAACTACGTCGGCGACTGCGCCGCCCAGGCCGATCGTGGCTTCGTACACCGACGCTGCCCACAAGATGCCGAGGCCAGTCATGATGATGGCTTCGGAGTGCTGGTCCCACATGCTTTGGGTCTGTGAGACGGCGTCAGGGTCCGGGGGTAACGCAGCCGCCGCGGTCAGTGCGGGCAGCACAGCAGCGCGCGCCTCCGGCGCCCAGCGCCGCAACGTCTCCGCGTACAGGTCGCTGATCGCTGCTTCGGCCTCGATCGTCCGGGACAGCGCCTCCCCACGCTCAGGCCACATCAGAGCACCTGCCCGTCGACGACCTCACTGGTGAGCTGCTGGCGCGCGATCCTGCGCACGCTGTCCCGGACGCGCTCCGAATCAATCCCCAACCCCGACAAGGCCGAATCACTCAGGATGCTGTCCCATCCTTTGATCAGCCGCGATACTTCCGGCTCGTCGACCGGGCCCATGTACCGGTGATATTCGTGCGTCGGGATGCCCTTGAGCCGCGCGTGCTGCTCACGATCATTCGTGCGGACGCGTCGCTTGCCGGCCAACTCGAGAGCGCGGCCCACCATCAGATCCACCACCGCAAGTTCCACGTTGGCCCGCGCGCTGGCCTGCACACCGCTGCCGTCGTCCTCGGTGTCCGGTTCCTGCTGCTGCTCAGCACCCGACGCGTCCTCTTCCCCGTCGCCTTGGCCGGGCGGCAGCGCTGCAACGGGCTCAGGGAACTCGATGCCCTGCACCGAACTATCGAGTAGGGGCAGCAGTTCACGCAGCAGCGTGGGATCTTGACTCACCCTGTCCTGCGCCCACTGCTGCCAGCCCTCCAAACTGGTGAAGTCATACATTGCGTCATCAGGAATCCCATAGGTCCGTACCAGGTATTCGCTTGTAACCGCTCCCTTCTCGAACGCGTCCTTCGTCTCGTCGGTCAGATCCGGATCGGACGTCAGGGCCGATGCGTCGTACCAGAGAATGTATTTGTCAGGGTCGATTCCCTCATCAATCAACATCCCGCGAAGAACCGACTCGTAGATCGCGTGACAGATGATTTCCATGACGGGCTTGACGTGCACCTGCACGTCCTGATCATCGATAGCCCAAGCGGACCAATGGTTTCCAGTACTCAGCCCAAGCAGCCGCTCCCGGGACATGTCCAACCCCGTCGCTAGCCGAGCGATCGCCTTCTCCCGAGTGTTCAGCGCCGTGTCGGTAACGTCCTTGCCGAACTCAAGGTGATTGATCTTCGCCAGGTGATCGCCAGGCGCAGCCGCCACAATCGGGACCAAGGCGGCCATGCTGTTCTCGTCCTTGGACGCGGTCTCGGCGACCTGAACGATCATCTGCTGCAGCGAGGCTGCGACTCGTCGGCCCGGTTGCAGCTGCGGAGCCGAGTCGCCGGGTTTATCGGCCGCAACCGGCGACTGCTGATCGGGCAATGTGGCTTCCGACGGCACGAACAGCAGTCCATTGTTCAGCAGGCGCGAGTTATCCGCGTTCTTGATCTTTTTCGTGGTGCGCACGATCTCGCGCAGAGAGTCCAAGCACGCCTGCACAGGCGAGTCAGGCAGCGACGCGTCTTCGGCGTCGGGGTTCCACACCCGGAACATGCCGTCTCCCTTGCTCTGATCGAACACGTGCTTTGTGCCGTCAGGCAGCTTGATCGTCACGGTGTTGCTTCGTGGGCCTTGTTCAATCTCTCTGCGCGTGACCGCATACCACTTGGCCACCTGCCTCTGGTTTTGGTCGGTGCCCTCGGTCCGCATCAGGATCGCGATCCACAGCTCACCCGGGACCGTCAACGATTCGGCGGCCCGTCGAGTCAGCTGCGCCTGCCCTAGCCTGCCGCCGGCGATCTTGCGGACGATCTCGGTGACCCGTTGTCCCTCACGGTTGTCCTCGGCGATGCTTCCGGTTGGCTCACCGGTGTCGGCGTCGATTTCGGAGGCCACGAATCGGACTCGTGAGCATGAGTTGGCGCGCCATCCAACGTAGTAGCGCAGCTCGCCGACTGCCCGGTACATCTCCCAGGCTTCGGCCTGCCAGTTGTTCCGGCGGCCGACCGATCCGGCCTGGAAGATCTGGGCCGAGTTGGTTACGGGGGTGCTCGCTGCGGTCAGGGCGCGCGGCGCAGAGGCCGTCAACGCGTCGCCTCTACGGCGTCGAACAACACGCAAGTCTTGGGCGGCCACGTCGCAGACGGTAACTGTGCAGGGTGTTTACTGGCCGGCGTCCGCGTCGCGGCTGACGATCTCCATTTCGTCGGCCGTCAGCGGCGAGGCCAGCCCGACGACATACGAACAAGCCAGCGCCACACCGAAGACAGCCCACCACGGCCAGCCGATGAGATGCACTGGCGCCACCGCGGCGGCCAGCGACAGCCAAAAACCCACGCACCAGGGGCATCCGAGGAATTCGGCCAGCAGGTTCCAGCGCGCCATCCGGCGGGTGTGCGATTGCGCGGTGACCGGATGGCCGGCCGTTCGCGCCTCATCGGCGGCGATCATCGCAAGGTTCGCGCGGTGAGCGATCCACAGCCGCACAGGATCCAGGATGGTGTCGTAGTTGATCAGCCGCACGAGTCGCATCACAGCGAGCACATAAATGATCAGGATCAGCACGATGGGTCCGAGACCAAGGTTCATGGTGGCCGACGCTAAGGACAAGGGGTGAAACCGATCCCGCTGAAACTGTCCTACAGAATTAGGACACCGCAGTTAGACGCTTAGATTTGCGCTGCTCCTGCTTGCGTAGTCGCGCGCATTCGCGGCAGAACTTGCGGCCGCCATGCTCGTACACGTTGTACTTGACTTGCGCGTGCCCGCAACGGAACAACGTGAGCGTGTCAGCCAGGTGGGCATCGATAAGCTGATCGATCTGCGTGCGCAGACGCGCTGCTTCGGCCCTGGACTGATCCGCCTCGTGTCGGGTGGCCGTGAGTTCGATACGCTCCAAACGCAGTTCGTCGCTGACCTCGCGCGCCTCCCGCTGCGCGACCACGAACGCCTGCGTCATGTCCTCGGCGCGGATCGCGCGGATGAGGCGCAAGCTGCAGCCGGTTCGAGCAGCGATGTCTTGGGCCGTCATACCCGCGGCCGTGAGTCCAGCGACGAGCCAGGCTCGGTCCTGATCGCACATCTCGGTCATCTTGCGGAACGATTTCGGGGACGAAAGCACCGCCGCAACCATCTGTGTATCCGGTTCCCACCGCTCTGGCGTCGTCAAACCGCGCGCACCGGAATCGAGTTCATCGACCACACAAACGCCACCGTAAGCCCACACACCACCAGCGGCCCAGTGAGAACGCGCCGAATCCCTAAACCGTTACGTTGCAGGTGATCTGGGTCATAGGTGGACGGCGTCGAGCGCGACGATACGGATCAAGTCCGTGATCGCACGCCGCTTCGTCCAACCATGGCCACAGCGGGTTGCGTACTCGCTTGCGCTCAGTTCGGCGTGGTAGCCGCCGAACGAATTGCGGACCGCCCGCCAATTACGACGCCGAGCCTGGTGGAGCAGGTAGCGCCAACACTGGCCGAGTTTCCCGGGAATTCGCCTGTGCTGCCAAGCTTCCAGGACTCCAACCGGATAGACGTCGATATGGAACGTGCTCAACGGAGTACTCCTCTCCTCTCACCTGTGCCCAGTGCGGGCCCAGCGTTGGCCGCGATCCGCGCTGTCCAACAACTCGATCCGCGCCGCCAACTCAGGATCGAGCACTGCCAGCATGTCGTCGTACACACCGCGGCGCTGCAGCTCGGCGGTCAACGTCGACACCTGCCCAACGTTTGACACCGACTGCGGGCTAGCCACCCGCACACCGAGCGCGAACGCCAACGCCGTATCCGGTAACAACGCCATGCAGGGGTCAATGGTTTCCGAGGCCATGGCCAGGAAAGTACGCCCACGCGGTGACGAGCTGACGAGTGACAAGCAATCCAAGCTTGGCGGACCGCAAGGCGGCCACGAGCCGAATAGCAGGTGGTTCAAACGAATCCAGCCGATCGCAAGGTGTCGGGGGTGATGCCAGATGACGGCTCCCAGCGCGCACAACCGTGTACCAATCGCTACATGTATTGATTGCGACATGTAACCGCGCTTACATGTGACACGGTGTACCTGTGGTGTAACCTCCTTTACAGTGCGCGTCACGCCATAAGCGCTCTTTTGCGGCATGACGCACGCTGAACAGACAGGTAGAGGGCGGGCTTTAGTAGCCCCGCCCCCGAGTCACCGATGGCAGTCGGTTCCTCAACCCTGGCTAGTACCAGTGTTTACCGGTCACAACAGCAATAACCTCGATGAGCCGTAGCAAGAAGATCAGAATCCTGATCCAATCTTCTACGGCTTTTCGTTGTTTTCGCCGCGACATGAACACTCCCTTCATCACTGGGCGGAAGACACGATTCACTGAGATTCAGCGAGCGCGCCGCCCCTCCAGCGATGAAGAGGGCCATGACGTAGCAATTGCCATTTAGGACGCTACCCCCCGGTTGGACCCAATTACCGCCTTGGCGCTCACCGGCGTGTTGACTGTCCAAGGATCGGCGTAGCGACCGCTCAGCTGATCTTGCGGGAGATCCAATCCTCCAAGTCGGTCACCGCGGCGCCGGAAGGCATCCCCTGCCCGCCCACAGTCGTCAGCGGCGCGGCGATGTCCCACTCCAGCCCCGCCGAATGCACGCAGACGTCGTGTCCAATCACTAACGCCGCCAAGTTGTCCGGCTGGTGTTGGCCTGCCTGCCAGGCCACGGACTTGGCCTCGAACTCGGGAAAATGGCCCGCCAACCGGCACGTGCCCACCTCCAATGCCTGCAACAGCGCGGCCGAGCGCGCCACCGCATCGCCCACGCGCGGTCGGCCCTTCGGCGGCCACGACGACACCGTGATCGGCCGGTTCAGTGCGCCGTTCTCCTCGGCACGGGTGATCGCTTCCTTGACCACCCGCGTGTAGGTCTCGCGGGCCGCGAACCCTTCCACCGCAATCTCGCTGGCCCCCACGTCAATCGCCAACTGCACAGACTCACGCGCCCACTCGTCCGATGTCATCGGCTTGGACTTGTCCGCGATCAACGCCACCACGCCCTGTCCAGTGAGCGATGTCGCGATCAAACCGCACGAGTCGCCCGACCCGCTATCGGATGGGTCTACCGCCACCACGGTGAACACCGGCCGCGACGGTGCGAGTAGGAGCCGCCAATCGTCCAACCACTTCTGCTTGACCAGCCCGCCGGCTGGCGCCGTGGGCTCGCCGCAATACAGTGCAAACCACACCCGCTCCCCCACGGTGCGCCGTGTCGCCACAAAATGCTCAGCCGTGAATCCCAACGCGGAGACCATCGCCACTCCAGCAGGCCGACAGAGCGCGTCGGGGATCTTCGGGTCCGAGACGGCGGGGATGTTGGTGCGCCGCCACCGGTCCGGCTCCTGCTTAATCAGCGCCCCGGCCAAGTCTTCCTCATGCCAGCGCGTCATCACCACCACGACGGAGCCGCCCGGATGCACACGCGTCGACAACGTCGATTGGTACTCGTTGAGCACGCGCCGCCGATGCGCCTTCGAGTCGGCTTCCGCCGCATCCTTAACCGGGTCGTCGATGATCATCAGGTCGGCGCCGAAACCCGTCACACCCGAGTTGATACCGGTGGCCAGCACGCCGCCCTCGTGGCCCTCCACCCGCCACTGACCCACTGACGTCTTATCGCGCGCCAGCCGGTATCCCAGGAACTCGGCGTGCTCGTTGATGATCTTGCGGATCTCACGAGAATGCGTCTGCGCCAACTCATCCGAGTACGACACGATCACAATCTTCAGATCCGGGTTTTCGCCCAACGCCCAGGCGGGCGTCCAGATCGCCAGCGACTGCGACTTTCCCGTCCGCGGCGGAGTGCTGACAACATCTCGCTGATCCGGCTCCCTGACCGATCGCACCGCGAGGTCCGACAGCAGCCGGATCGTCGGTGTCACACGGAACTTCGTGTCGAGACGGCGCGCCAACTCAGCGGGGCTCCCCGGCCGTCGACGGGCGCGTGCCACCCGCACATACCGGGCAGCCGCCAGACTCAACACCGCGGACATGAGGTCAGGCTGCGCCCGCGAACGACACAGGCTCGCCGTCGAGCTCCGGCACGATGCCCGTGTGCTCCTCGAACCGACGCAGAATCACATCGGCATACCGCGGATCCAATTCCACACCGAAGCACCGCGACTGGCGGCCATGCGCTGCGATCAACGTGGACCCCGAGCCGGAGAACGGGTCCAGCACCACGCCGCCCGGTCGCAGGCTGTTGGCCAGCATCGCCTCGATCAACGCCACGGGCTTCATCGTCGGGTGTTCGGCGTTGCAGGCAGGCTTGTCCACCTCAAACACCGTGGTGGACTTGTTGTCGCCGAACCAGCGCTCGCCGCCGCGCCCCAGCCGGCCCTCGCCGCCCGGGGCGAACCCGTACAGGATGGGCTCGTGCCGGTACTGGTAGTCCGAACGGCCAAGGGCCATCATGTTCTTCACCCACACCAGGTTCTGCCGCACTTGCAGCCCGGCGCTTTCCATCGCGGACTCGAACGTTGTGCGTTCGGTGTCCGCGTGCGCCACGTACACCGGGGCGCCCGGCCGGGCCACCGCGGCCACCACATCGAACGCCGCCTTCAGCAGCTCGAAAAGCCCACCAGTCACGTCGTTTTGGATCCGCAACGCCGCCTTCGTCTTCCCCACATAGTCGACGCCATAGGGCGGATCGGTCCACACACAATCCGGCTGCACGTCACCACACAGCTCCCGCACACCCGCCAGATCGGTCGCCGACCCGACCAGCAGCCGATGCTCCCCCAACGACCACAACTGACCCGCCCGCGACACCGGTACCTCCGGTGCCGGCGGAACATCATCCGGGTCAGTCAGCGGCTCCGGCGGGAACAGATCACGCTCCATCGCCAACAAATCCTCGAGCCCGTAACCGGTTCCGCCCAAGTCCTCGATCGACGACAACAGCTGATAGAGGTCGGAGGTGTCGTACTCGCCCAGGTCGGCCAGCCGGTTATCGGCCGCCACGATCGAGCGCGCGGCGTCCTCATCAACATCCACGATCCCGACATCAATCGTGGTCCAGCCGAGCGACCGCGCAGCCATCAACGTGTGGTTCCCGGCCAGCACCTCGTTGCGGCGGCCAGTCTGGCTGCCCCGATTCACCACGATGGGCCGGTACTGGCCGTGCTTGGTCAACGAAACGGCGATTGCGCTGACATCACCGCGGCGCGGGTTGCCTGTGAAGGTGTGCAGATCATCGACGGCAAGCTGCGTGTATTCGGGCACGCGCGGAAGTCTGGCAGGGGGTGATGAAACGTGAACCCAGCGATTCCGCACATATCGCAGTACTCCTCGCTGAATACTTCAAGCACTGGGCTTCGGTGCGCACCGAAGCCCAGATATGAAACGTAAGGGGTGGCCGGTGAAACTATCCGTGACGGTGGCGCTGGTCATCATTGTCGTTGTCGGCGCGTTCGACATCTGGTTGTGGAAGCACTACCACTCGTCCGGCGCGACACTCGTCGCAGTCGGCGCGCTCGGAGTTGCGTGCTTTGCGCAGTTCCAAGCGTCCAGATCAGCGCACAATTCAGCGAAGGCATCTACGCTCGCGCATTCAGCCGAGGCGCGAGCGCAGGCCAACGAGGAACGCGCGAAGTACGGGTGGACGATCACCGTGCATCCCGAAGGGGACCGCTACGTGCTACGCAACACCGGCACGTTGGCAGCCCACGACGTCCGATTCATCAACGTCGACCCGCACACGATGCTCAGATTCGAGCAGCACGAGGGCGAGGACGGGCCGACCGTAGAACGCGGCCATGCCATCGCGTTCCACGCCCACTTCACCTACGGAAGTAGTAGCAACGCAGTCGAACTGGATTGGCTGCCCGCCGGTGAAACGGAACGCAAGAATTTCAAAGACGTACTCGACGATATCCCCAATAAGACGTTTGACGAGATGGTCAAACGGCGCGATGTCGAACGCGATGCCGAAGCAGCCATGGACAGAGCGTGGTGCGCTGAGATGCGCAAGATTCTGATCGACCTAGCCGCCGCATGGGGCGAATACAAGACCAACGACACCAGCCAGAACAAAATGCGAGTGCAGGGCCTTGTATCAGCGTTGCCTAGCAACATGGTTCGAGCGATGGGCTTTGAAGTCGACGTGCCGCGCGATTTCTGGGGGATGCATCAGTGGCCGTTTGAGAATTTCGTGCAGGACGAGAAGGACAAGAAACTGGTCCGCGAAAACGCTCCCATGATCGAACTAATGTGGAATCTGACGTGGGTACAGATCCCCCGGCGACGTGAAAGCGACCTATCTCAACCGCCCGAACCTTGGTATCGGCTGGAACACGCTATCCACGGCTACATCGAACTTGTCCGCAATCGCGAGCAAGGCAAGGTTGATTATCGCGACGGGCAACGTGACCGCGAGAGCCACGAGCGAGCCTTGCAGTTGCTAAAGCAGCACCAAGCGACGTTCGCAAAGCAAAAACCACAGGGCGAGCAGAATGAATCCCCCGCCAGCAGCGGCAATTGAGTCACCGGCCCTCCTAGAGGCCACGTACCGAACTCTACTTCTGCGTCTCGGTGCAAACGGTGAACTTGCGCACCGCATGCGGGAAGCCGCCCGCAGGACCGCACCCCGCATTCGTGGTGGTGTTCAAGATGACCTTCAACGGCTTTTCGCGGTTCGGCTTCGACGTGTCATCGCACTTGGCGCGGACAGCGGTTACCTTGCCGATGCTCAGACAGTCATTGGCGCTCCACGCGTAATCCAGGCAGGCCGTGAATTGCCCCTCATCGGGGTTCATGTAGAACCTCTGGGCTACGTCTGCGGGGCACTGATCAGGTGTGGTGACACGCTGAATCACCTTGAACCCGTTTACTGGTGAACCACAATCGACAACCTTCAATGTGGCGTTGTTCTTGGGCCCTTCAAAACTGACGCATGCGCCAACAGGTGCGATAGATGCCCCAGGTATCCCCGAAGCCTGTTGAGGAAATTGCCCAGGAATTTGGTCGAAATCAGCTCCCGGCGCAGAAATAGCGGTGTCGGTCGATGTGCCCGCCGCAGGCTTGGCTTCTTGCGCGGAACAGCCAGCAATAGCAGCGACAACGATTGCCGCTACTCCAACAGCACTAGTTGGTCTTTGATCCACTGTCAAACTCTCCCGCCCGCTTGCGTTTTACTGCGTCCCAGATACCCCATGCGCCGAGACCGAAGGGCAATAAGAATCCCCAGAAAATCGGATTTTGGTAATAGACGAGTGCCCACACGTACACCAGCGACCATGCGAGCACCAACGCCGCAGCAATAATGCGGCCCTTAAAGGAAAACAGCACGTCTTTCAAGCTTCGCTTATCTTCCATCGCTATTGTCCTACCATCTGGGCTGGAGTTGGAACGGCCTGCTGAAGACCGTATGTCATCATCGGGGTAGTGGTGCCACCAATAAGACCACCAAGGCAACCCAAGATGGCTCCAGGTCCGGCGCCAATCCCACCTTCCAGAGCGCCGAGCGCTGCGCCCCCAAGGGCACCGGAAGCACATCCGACGAGACCGCCGAACAGCGACTCCAGAATCGGCGGTTTGTCCTTCTCCTCCTTGATTCCTTCCTGGACACCTTTCTTGATCTGCGTGTCGATGTAGTTCTTCACAGCAGGATCGTTGAGGATCTGTTGAATCTGTTCCGGCGTCAGCGGCGGCGCCTTCTGGGTGCAGTCAGTACCCTGCGGGCACGGTGGCGTCGGGGTCGGAGTTGGGTCAAGCCCCGGCTCGAACCACCAAATGGGACTGCGGCCCCCACCACCAAGAATCACGGGCGCAGCAGTCGTTGCGGCCGTGGTAGCTAGCTGCACGGCCGCCAGCTGGCACTGCTGCTTCTTTTGGTCCAATTGCTGCGTCGTATCGTCCTGCTTGTTTTGGGGCTGCTGCTGACTCGGCTGCTGTTGCGGCTGCTGGCCCTGCTGCGGCTGTTGAGGCGACTGCTGCTGCGGCGCTTGGTAATTAGGGTTGGGCTGACCGGGGCCCTGGGTGTAACCAGGATTGGTCTGGTAGTCCGGCATCTGCGTGCCATGAGCGGGCTGCTGGGCCTGCTGAGGCTGCTGCCCACTCTGCTGCCCCGGAACCTGTTGCGCACCAGGCGATCCCGTATTATAGATGCTGATACCCGAGTTCTGATCCAGCGGCGGCTGATTGTTGCCGCCCTGATAATCAGGCATTGAGCTGGGCATTTGCGGTGGCTGAAACTGGGAACCCCCACCGTCGGTCATTCCACCGGTCGGCCCCGGCGGGCCTGTTGGCTCGGCAGCCACCGTCGCGACCGCCGAGAACCCACTACCGGGGAGGGTGTAGTCATCGACGATCTTCGCTCCACCGACAGTCAGCGCGACGATTGCCGCCAGCGCCGATGCCCGCCGCAAACCCGCAGGCATCGTCCAACGATCCTTCATGACCATGAATGCAACCGCCCCTTTCAGCCGACGCAGCGCGCGCCCCAGGGCAGATCATTACACACGCATGGTTGCCATGTCGAGAAAACCCCTGATAACGAGTTAGCCATATCCACACTGGCCCTACATCAGCCCTGCTAGACGCCAAACACAGACCTCGATCAGCTCCGCGATCTTGGAGCAACATAGATCCTGCGACACTAGACATCGACGGGCGGACAGGAAAGCATTCGCCAGATCGCGACGAAACTCGTCGATGCGGGCGAAACGAGCTCCGAATCCGAGCTCGTCCGAGTCGCCGTCGCCGAGGACTTCGAACACCACCCAGTCGTATAACGCGCACAAGCGAAGGGGGCCGCCCCCCAAACCGAAGGATCGGCCCCCTGTGCTTATCGCGTCTACTGGGAGACCTTCACATCGATCCCGCCAGGCAACTCCCCATATTTTGCACCAACAGTCAACGCGAACGCTGCAGCTAGATCCTTCAACCCCGACGGGGCCATCGGATTCCCCGCCAACGTTGTGATCCGCTGCAGCAAGGCCAACTTCGCCTCCCGCTCCGCCTGCTGTAACGGATCCAGTGTGTCGTCACTTGACTCTGCCATCACGAATACCCCTCTCCACCCCAGCGCCCTGCCGGGGCCGCGTCAGGCTAGCCGCTACTTCCGGGAATCAAGATCCAAACACCAAAAACCGTGGGGTTCATCACCCGAAGCGCCTCCGCCACCATGGGTAAAGGTCCCTCCAGAACGACCACTTCCCCGCTGCCGCACTGGAGGGACACTTCAACCGATCAGTTCATCACCGCGTTTCTCCCTTGACCGCCAGTTGCAGCGGCCCCGAGCAATACACCGATGCTTTGACCTCCATCGGCGTCGCCCACTGGGCAAGCGCAACCCCCGGAGGGTTGCTGTACCGATCGTTACCGGCGAATAGCTGCAGTCGGGTCGGCACGGTCTTCGGGGGCAGATGGAACGCGATATCACCCCACGCCTTGTCCGTATCAACCGGCGACCCAATCAACGGCCCAGCGAAATCGCCAAGATCGAAGTGACCATTCGACACAGGGTCGGCATTCCCGGTCTGCAACCTCCAGTTGCCAGTCGGGACCGAGCCTTTCTCAGCGCCAGCCCGAACATGGAACACAACGACCCGACCATCATCATCGAGCGCACACGCGGGACCAGGATCGACAGTGACAGTGCCGGAATAATCCCCGTCACCACTCCAGCCCGACGAGCCGCTGACCTTCACAGAGGAACCCAGCTGCGCGACCGCCGGACTGGCCTCGGATTTGTCGCCGACGCACGCGGTCAGCGCGAATGCCCCGACCGCCAACACGCCCGCAGCCGCGCCGCGAGCGATCTTGTTACCAATCATTGCCATTTCCTTCCTTTGCGCAGGTCATTCGCCATACGCAAACGTTGGAAGTGACGGCACCAGCCCACGACTCGCAGACTTTTTTGGCGAGTCGTGACCAATCCTGATACCTTCAAATCCTGCCGCAAACAGGGATTAGGGGTCCCAGGCCGTGACGCCTGACCCCCAGGCATTCCGGCCCGGGGCTCCTTCCAAGCAGCTAAATCTTATCGGTGTAAGTAACGCAGGTCACGCCGCAAGCGCAGAAATACTGCAAAAACACCCGAATCTAAGAACCACGCACGGCGGCCGATTTTCGATGCCGAAACTGTGGATGAACCCCGAAACAGCAGATCAACAGCCACCGCCCGTGTGGACAAACCTGTTGACTAGCTGGGGACAAGAAGAGACAGTAGCCCAGAAAATAATTTTTCCCCGGCAAGCGCGGGGGGTGTGTCGGGTCAACCCAGGCCAGTCGCAACTAGGGTTCGACGCCATGAGCTTCCGAGTGACATACCCCGTGGGTTCAACGTTCGCTGCGCCCAACCCCCAGGACGGTGCCGAACCGTTCGAAGAGTTCTCTGACGAAGACGCTTATGCCTTCCTGCCCGGCGGCGTGCTTGGAATCTGGAGCAACGGGGACCGGCGGACCTACTTCCTCCCGCACGGACAATGGGTGTTGGTGAGCGCTAACGGTCACTCACCTGGTCGCCACAAGGAATATTCCAGCTGGCAGACCGTCTCGGCCCTCTTCACAACACCACCCCCAGAACTAGCCCTCTGCGGCACGGGCCCGCACGTTGTAGACAGTCGCACGCGACACCCCAAACTCGCGCGCTAAATCGGCTGGATGCTCGCCGCCGGCCAGCCGCTCCAACACGGCGGCGGTCTGTTCCTCGGTCAGCGCGGGCTTGCGGCCCTTGTACACGCCCTTGGCTTTCGCGAGCTCGATGCCCTCACGCTGACGCTCCCGGATCATCGACCGCTCGAACTCGGCCACCGCGCCCAGCATCGACAGCAGTAGCGTGGACATCGGCGAATCGTCGCCCGTGAATGTGAGGTTCTCCTTGACGAAGTGGACCCGCACACCCCGTGCGGTCAGCTCCCGCACGGTGCGCCGTAGATCCTCCAGCGAGCGCGCCAGCCGATCCATGGAATGAACCACCAGAGTGTCGCCGTCGCGCACGTAGCCGAGCGCCTCGGTGAGCGCTGGCCGCGCAGTGTCCTTGCCGCTGGCCTTGTCTTCGAACCGCTTATCAACCTCGATGCCGTCGAGCTGGCGTTCGGTGTTCTGATCGAGGGTCGACACCCGCACGTAGCCGACTTGCTGCCCCGCTTTCGTGTCGCTCATCGGGTCATCATCCCCTGTCGTCATTCGAGGTCGGACCATTCGGCCCACGTCGGTAGCGGCTGGCTGTCCCAGTGGACGATCGCGATGGGCCGGCCGCGCTCGTTGAGCAACATGCCCTCCGCGCCCGTGCGCTGGTGCTTCACGCGCCGGTCCGCCAGCGCGATGCGGATCGCGTCGAGATAACTGCCCGTGAACGCCTCGTCGGCGAACACGGCGTCCAGAGCCTCGTCAATGCCCTCGCGCTCCGTGATGGTGTCAGCGATCAGCGCACCCACCAGACGCGTCTCCGGCACGCTGATCATGGTCTCCAGGTGGGCCAGGTAGGACAGCAGTTGCGCCGTGGTGTGGGCGTTGATCGCGGCTTGCAGCTTCTCGCTGGCGCTCATCGGACCTCGTATTCCTCGACCAGTGCGCCGCGGCGCTCCACTCGGACCGCGAGCACTCTGGCGTTCGCCGTGGCGGCAGTGGTGGCCTCTTCGCTGGCGAGGTTGGTTAGAGCGGCCTGGAGGGCGGTTTGGACAGCGGCGGCGATCCGTGCGGCCTGGGCTTCGGTGACGCCTTCGATCTGGTAGGTCGTCGTGAAGCTGGTGAGGTAGCCGGTGGTTTTCGTGGCGGTGGTCATGAAGTTCTCCGTTTCTAACTAGGTTCTAGACCACATTAGAACCTTGTCTAACAATTAGTCAACCACTCTTGTTAGACTGTATTTACGCATTTCACCGCTGATATCGCCGATTCTTCAATCTGTTTGGCACGGGTATACCCCAGTTAGACTGGCTCGGCCTCGTCGTCCTCGTCGGCCAGCTGCTCCAGTACGCGCGCCATCCACGAATCGGCCGGCGCTTCGACGCCCTGCGCGCGGCGCGTCACGGCCAGCCACTCGGCCAGCTCGTCGACCGGGATGCCATCGAGGGCAAGCACCTGGCGGGTCACCTCGACGTGGATGTCCCACAACGGATCTCCCTGGCCGGCGACGAACGCGAACAGCTCGCGGCACTCGGCCACCACCGCGGCGTTCAACGCGGCCGGGTCCAGCCGTCCCTCAGCCACATCCTTGGCGACCAACATCGCCGCCTTGATCGCGTCCTGCACGGGCTCGGTCGGGGCGGTCACGGCTCAACCACCTCGGCGTCGATGACGGGCTGGGCCGAGATAGCCGACCGGCCCGACGCAGCCAGTGCCAGTAGCTCGGCCTCCGCTCGCTCCAGCACCGCCACGGCGGTCGTGACGTTCACGTTGACCTCCTCAGGCACAACGACGAACAGACCCCACAGCTTCGCCTCCTTCTCGTAGCTGTCGAGCACGGCGCGGCCCAGCTCAGAAACGGTGCGGTGCTCCCCCTTGGCCTTGGCCTTCGCCATGGTCTCCATCAGCATTCCGCGAACCTGGCGGATGCCGTCACCGTTCGCGCGACGCGCGATTTCGAGGGTGGACGGCGGGTTCTTCTTGAGCCATGCCATGGCGGCTTTCTGGGCCGATTGGGGCGATTTGAAGCCCGTGACCTCGGCGACTTCGCGCCAGGTTCGGCCGGCGATGTGGAGCTGCCAGGCTTTTTCGGCGCGTTGGTTTGAGCCTTGGCGGTTCATGACTGGCGGCATGGTGGTGGATTTTCTTTGTTGGGGGTGCTGGCTGGGGTTTGGGCTGGATGGTTGATGGTTCGGGGTTTTTGGGTGGTGGGGGGTGAGTTACAGGCGTGTTTTTTGGCTGCTGGTGGCGTCGTGGGGCGGTTTTTGGCTGGTTTGTGGGGTGGTTGTGCCTGTGGGGGTGTTCCAGCCCATTTGGGCGCGGATGGTGGCGAGTCCTCGTTTGGCGGCTGCGGCGTGGTCGATGTGGCGGCATGGGAGTCCATCTCGGTGGCCGTGGGTGTCGCAGAGCTGGCAGGCGCTTATGGCTTCGGCTTGGGCGATGTCGGTGAGGTCGGGTTGGGCTTGTGCGCGTTCGTCGACCCAGGGGTCGTAGGGGTCACGCATCGTCGGTCTCCTGCTGGGTTCGGCTGCGGAGTGCGGCGTGGACAAGTTGGCGTCCGCGGGCGTTGGTTTCGGCTTGGGTGGGGTTGTGGTTGCAGACGGTGCTAGTGCCGGGGAGGTAGCCGTCTGGGTCGCAGAGGTCGCAGGCGGCGATGGCGTGGGCGCGGAGTTGGGCGGCTTGGTGGAGGGCGTCGGCCCTGGCTTGGGCTTGGGCGCGTGTTTGGTGTTCGGTCCAGCGTTCGTGTGCCTTGCGGAAGTTGGCGCAGGGGCCGCAGTTGTCCTCGATGGCGTCGGGGTAGTCGCGGTGGGCTTTGCATCGTGTGGGGGGTTCGTCTGGTGCTGGTGTGGGTTCGGCGGTCTCGTGTGCGCGCGCACGCGTACCCCCCACTTGAGTAGTTACCAAGGTGAGAGAACCTGAACCTGAACCAGAACCCGAGGGTCCCTGGGTGGGTCTCGGGGAGGGTCCCGGGGTGGGTCCTGTTTCCCCAGGTCGCGGGGTGGGTCCCGTAGACCCTCCCGAGGTGGGTCCTTCGGAGGGTCCCGTAGAGGGTCTAGGGGTGGGTCCCTGGGAGGGTCCCTCGGTGAGTCCGTCGAACGGTTCGGGGAACGGCTGCGGGTATCCGTCGGCCAGGGTCTTGAGGTGTAGGCGGGCGGCCCTATGGGTGTCATTGAGGGAGTCGCGCAGACGCTTGGCGTAGTCCTTGTCCCCCTTCACCTCCGGGACGTCCATACGGTCGAGCTCGTCGGCGAGCACGGCGGCGAACTTGGGTGAGTCGATGACGGCCAGGAGGCGCAGCGCCGCCAGGAACATGGTGGGCTGCTTGTCCAGTTCGTCGCGGCGGATCCGGGACCGCACCAGCACCTCCCCCGTGTCCTCGTCGGTGAACACGAAACCGCGGCGCTCCATGCGCACCAGCGCGGCCTGCAGATCGCGCACGGCGGGCAGGTGTTCGCCGTCGCGCATGGCCTTGCGCCAGCGGGTGAAGTTGATCGGCTGGATGCCGGCGGCGTTGACGGCGCGCTGCCCGTTGAGGACCTGGAAGAACAGCTTGTCGAAGATCGGTTGGTTGCAGAAGTCGTCGTCGGACCATTGGGCGAACAGGTTTTTGGCGTACTCGCGGGTCGTCACTGTGCTGCCTCTGCGATCGATGGGGTGGTGGGCGGTGTGCTGATTTCATTCGTCGGGGGTGAAGAGGCGGCGCGTCGTCTGTCCGCGTCCAGCTCGCGGTTGACGCCGCCCCAGATCCCGTACGGTTCGCGTCTCGCGCTGGCGGCCGCCCGGCACTGCGGCCTCACAGGGCATGTGGCGCACACCCTCTGGGCTGCCCGCGCAGTCACGGTGTCGGACGGGTCAGGGAAGAACAGCTCGGGGTCTTCGTCCCGGCACACAGCGCGGGCCTGCCAGTTCCGACTCATCGACGTCCCTTCCGTTTCTGTGGGCGTGGGCAATTCGGGTGGTGGCCCTGCGTGGGTGGGTGCCAACCGCAGTACGTGCAGCGGCCCAGCGCGCGGCATTCGGCATACGTGAACAGCACCCGCGGCAGCTCAGCCATTGGCCAGCTCAAGCAACACGTCGGCATGGCACGGCTGATCGAGCGGGCACCAGCACACGAGGTCATGCCCGGCCAGGAGGTAGCGAATTACACCGACTTGCGATGTAAGCCACCTATCGCCGTTGATGTTCGGGCCACCGCCGCGAACCATGTCGGCATAGCAGGCGACGGTCTGCTCAACGGTCAGAACGGTCCCCTCTGGCAGCCATGGCATTCGTGGGCGACCTGGGCCCGCAACGTACGGGTTGCCCCACTGGCTCGGCCGCCCGACGTAGATGGCGCCTTCTGGCATCCGCCAGCCCGCGGTGCGCTTGCGCTGGATGCGCTTGTGGTGTCGGCAGTCCGGGCAGCACTTCCGGCTGGGCCGCGCGCCGTCGCAGTCGGAGAGTGGAGTGTCGCACCACTTGCACGGAGTATTGGCCGGTATCACTGCACTCCCTCGAACATCGAATCCATCTGTGCCTCAAGAGCTGCCGTGCGGGCCCGCTGGCGCGTCTGCGCGTGGTGCTCTAGGTCGTAGTGCAGGTGGCACCCCTGGCACATCGCGCGCAGGTTCTCATCCCGGCAGTCCTCGGGGGTGTGGTTCAGGTGCGCCACGGTGAGCACGACGCGGCTGCCGGTGCCGTAGGCGGGCTGCCCGTTGACGTTCGGGCAGCGGTCGAGGTGTGTACCGCGCAGGCACTCGCCCTCGCACTCACAGCGGCCTTGCGCGCGCTCGAACCGGATGCGGCGCGAGATCTCAGGCCAGTCCTTGGGGTAGCGATCGCGGTTCTCGGGACGTATGGGCATTACGCCACCTCCTCCCAATCACCAAGGGCAGCGCGTTCCACGTGTGCCTTGCATCCCCACTCGCGCAGCTGTTTTGCCGCCGCGTCCGGCTGGGCCCGTTGCATGAACCGGCGGGCAGGAGCGATCGGCACGGCGATCACGGGCTGGTCGTCGTAGCCCCGATATCCATTCGGGTAGTCGGGCTCGTCTCCGGGTTCGCACACAAGGCGGGTGAATCGCGGCTTGTTACCCCAACCCGCCGGCGTCCATTCGTCACCCGGGTCTTCCAGGTACCCGGTGATATCGGGCAGCCAGGCGGGCGACGGGTCATCACCCTCGGGGTTGTGGAAGTAGTCGACGATCTGCTCCCACCAGCGCCAGTCTTGGTCTATGAAGGGCATGCCGTCCTTGGTCGGCCACTCGTCGACAACCACGCGGTAGATGTACTTACGCACAGCCATCACGCCACCTCGCCGCTGCGGCAGCCGTAGGGCGAGCAGCCGTCCGGGTCGCCGTCCTCGAATAGGTCGAGCTGCATGTCGGCGTACTCGGCACGTGTCACGCGGTCGATTGGTGCCAGGTCCAACGGAACTCGTGAGCGGTGCAGGAACGCCTCGCCGTCGAGTGGGTTGGCCGAGGCGCCGCCCTTGCGGATACGGCGATCGAAATCGACCGCGTCATCCCAGAGGGAGTGGAACCGCTTACACATGCACAGATCGGCAGGCGCTTCGGGCTGGTCCCGGTTGTACAGATGCGCGCACGCCTTCGGTTCGTCGAACCCGCGCCAGTGGTCGTCACGGGGGTGGCCGCACGTCGCGCAGATGTCGCGCCGCTCGTACATGTACCGCCACTGGGCATTGCCGTGGAACGGGCACCCAATGCAGGCGCTCTTGGCGGTGTGTCCCCACCCCGCGCGCTCCAGCCAGCGCTGGCAGTCCTTGCGGGACATACCCAGCTCCAGCAGCGGGTAACGCGGCCGGGAGTAGTTCACGTCCAGCCGGTCGCGTACCCGGTGGATCTCATCAGTGGAGAACCCGATCCACTGCTCTGCGAACACATCACGCGGCACCGGTGTCGGGTGCGGGTAGCCCAGCAGCTCGCGCACCTTCACCTTGATCGGCTTGAGCTTGTACTCGCTGGTGCACTGGCGGCGCCCCATGCCGTGCCGTTCAGTGGCAGTGGCTAGCCTGGTGCCCACGATCGACCCACGGCCGTCGCCACCGCACACCGAACATGAATCAGGCTCGTCAGATGGTCCACGGCCGGAGCCGCCGCAGGGTGCGCATACGCCATAAACAGGCACCTCGGTAGCCTTGGGCGCCAAGGTGAACCATGGCACCGAAACGAATCGCGCTTCCGGGTCGAGGGTGTCGGCCCGCAGGTTGCCGGATGAGACCCGGTGCAGCGGGATATCAACGCGGGCAAGCTCGGCGGCGAGCCGGTCCACCTGCTCATAGACTGCGGGCGGTTCCCAGCCGGTATCGGCGAACACCGCAGCATCCAGACCAGGCAGCGTGCCGTCGCACGCCATGAGCGCCAACACCGTCGACTGGACACCCGCCCCGAGAGACAGGACCCGGATAGCGGGCTCAGATATTGAGGTGCCGTTACTCATCCGACACCCCATAGCCGCGCCTCCTCCTGGTGCCGGCGGCTAGCGGCGAGCAGCGCGGCGGCGACATCCTCCAGCTCGTCGGCGTCGATACCCAGCCTGTCGGAAATGGTTATGTCGCCGTTGAATTCCTGCTCGATGTACGGGTCACTCAGCCACACGATGTTGTCAGTGCCGTTGACCCCAACCGGCTTCGGCAGCTCCACGACCGCATATCCGTGCGATTCGAGCAGCTTGGCAGCAGTGAACAAGGGATCGCTCATTGGTTGTCTCCGTTCGCTTTCGGGTCGGCTTCGAATCCGGGGCAGTCGGACAGAAGCGACTTGGGGTTGATGTCGCCGACGTGCTGCGAGAAGTGATCGCCGCAGATGCAGATCAGGTTGTCGCTCATTCACCGGCCTCGTGATACCCGATGGTCATCTGCTGTAGCAGCGGGCGGTTTGACCAAATCACCTCTGTCCGGCCTTGATTGGCACCGCTTCCTTGTCCAGTCATGTGGGGTATCTCGATGCGGTCCCAGCCCCGAAGCGCCTCGTCGTACAGCTCGGAGGGGTAGCCGGACAGCACCACGGATGCCTGGCACCCCGTCAGCGCACGCAGCAGCTCTACATGCTCGGCGCGTGCCGGCATGTCGATGCGGTAGCCGTTGCCGCCGCCGGACGTGCTGCGCGTGGTCGCGAGGTACGGCGGGTCCACGTACAGGCAGCATTTCGAATGGGCGCCGTACTTTTCGATGATTTCGAGCGCCGGCCGAGACTCCAGGCTGACACGTTGCAACCGCTCGGCAGCCGCAGCCATCCGGTCCACGTACGCACTGAGGTAGCCGGGCATCCCGGTTGAGTTCTGGCTTGGGTTGACGTAGTAGCGCCAGCCCGTCTGTCGGAGCAGCGTGCCGCCGCGGCCTTCGGCGATCTGTACCCAGATCAGGCGGGCCCGCTCGACGTCGTCCTCGATAGTGTCGAGATCGGCGTCGCGGGCGGTTGAGTACTCCGCACGGCTATGCGGAGTAAGGGCGCATGCGCGAGCCAGCTGCTCTGGTTTGTCGCGGAGTACTCGCCAGAACGTCATCAGCCTGTCGTCTAGGTCGTTGACCGTTTCCATGCGACTGGGCTTCTTGGCCAGCAGCACGGAGAGGCCTCCCGCGAACGGTTCGACGTAGTGGCCATGCCGGGGAAGCAGATCAGCGATCCGGCGAGCAAGGCGTGTCTTACCGCCGAAATAGGCCATGGGGGGTGGGGTCATCAGGCAACCACCCCTTGACGTGTATATACAGCTGTATATACACTCGGCTCGTGAAGATCACGATTGACGAGTACAAACTGGCGACCGACAACACCTACCGCGCCGATCTCATCGGCACGTCCGCCACGTATGTAACCGCCTCGGGCACAAAGATCGTCGGTGCCATCACTGAGCACCCCATCAATCGAGGTGGACTCATGCTCGCTGTTACGCAACCCGACGGTAGGTGGGCTGCGATCTACGCTGGCGAATCGTTCGAAACCAATGCCTAGCCCGCTACGCAGCCTGCGCATCGACGACGAATTATGGCGCGCAGCGCAAGACAAAGCTGACCTTGAAGGCCGCGACGGCGGCGTGTCGGAGGTAATCCGCGAACTGCTGTCCAAGTGGGTCACGCGGCCACCTCGCAAACGCTGAGCAGCCATTGCAGTGCCGCGACCGCCTGCTGGGGTACCACCCCGTTGCCGATGATGCGCAGCATGGCGGATCGACTCAGCGCAGCAGTAGCATGGTCACGTGCCACGCCGTTCTTGAGCATCCCGGGACGCTCGGGGTGTGAGATGCCTACTCGTGTAACCCATCCGATCGGCCAGCCCATCATCCACTCAGAGAACGCGGCGGCCAGGCGCGGATTTCCCCTGGCTCCAGGCTCCGTCGGTGTGGGCGCCTCGCGGGTGATGGCTTCCCAACGCCTGATCGCGGGCTCATACTTGCCCCACTGTGGCGTGCCGTTCAGGAGTGCGTAATCGATCAGCTGGCGAGAATGCCCCTCGCGTTTGTCGGGCGTCTGTCCGCCACCGGTCGCGTCACTGGCATTAGGCGTTGGCAACAGGTCTGCGATCGAGTCCAGGCCTGGACGCACCGCTACGCCGGGGCTCGGAGACTGGTTGCTTCCGTATCGGCTGGCCGTCGGAGTCGGCAATAGATCTACGGCTGCCAGCTCGCGGGCACTTCGTTCCAGCTGGTGAATTCCCGCGGTAGCTCCCCGCGCGCTATCTCGATCGCCTGCGCCAGGCTCGGCGATGACATCGAATCTCGGCGCATTGCCGCGCTTCTGCTGGTTCGGTCGGCCGCTGCCCGCGGGGTGGGCAACAATGAAGACCCGTTCGCGGCGGTGCGGTGCCCCGACTTCGGAAGCGGCAACAGTTGTCCATTGCGCGTCGTACCCGAGGTCGGCCAGGTCTCCGAGTACGGCTCCCGCTGCTCGCAGAAGAGGTCGGCTTGATCGGTCTCCCAGATCATCCGGGCCGGGTTCCATTGCGCGATGGGCGTAGCCACTGAGTAGCCCCCTGACGTTCTCGATGACCACCAGTCGTGGTCGCAGTTGATTGATTGCCTCGGCGTACTCCAGCCAGAGCCCCGACCTTGTGCCCGATGCGATACCGGCGCGACGGCCCGCCGCGGACACGTCCTGGCAAGGAAACCCGCCGCACAGCACGTCTACGGGCTCGACTGCCGACCAATCAACGGCGGTGATGTCTCCGAGGTTCGGCACGCCCGGCCAATGGGCGGCAAGCACTCTCGAGGCATCCGGGTCGGCCTCGCAATGCCACACCGTGCGGCCGCCAGCGACATGCTCAACGGCCAGGTCGAGGCCACCGGCGCCGGAGAAGAGTGATCCGATCCTGGGTGCCAGCATCACGCACCTGCCTCGTCGATCGCGCGAAGGATTCGGCGTGCGCCTTGCTGAATCTCTAGACCAAAGTGCGGGTTATCTCGCCAGTACTCAGCCACTCCGCGAATCTCCTCAAGCGCCTTTCCCTGTCGCTCGGCGAGCTGCTTGGTGGCCAGCGCGGTGTCGGCTGCGCCGAGGATGCCGAGCACTGCGCCGCGGTCGATCGCTTCCAGCACGTTCCTCATGCCGCCGTCGTAACGGGCGGGCTCGGCATCGGCGCCCGTTGAGTGAACGCTCATCGTCAGCACCCACTCGCCTGGGATTCGACGGCACCCTTGCGCTCGAGCTCGATGGCGTACAGCTGCGCGGTATGCAACGCGGCGAACGCCTTACCCTCCGCGGGCAATGCCAGCATGGGCAGGCCGTCGTGCCCAACACCCTGCAGGACCCATTCGCGGCCGACGCTCTGAACCATGTAGGTGCCGCGCAGCCCGACCGCGACAAGGGCACCGATGATCTCGCTGTGTCCGCGCCACCTCAGGCTCATAATCCGAAGCCCTCTACGCGGACCTCGACGCCGGCCGTCTCCCCCAGCTCGGCTATCCGCTTGTAGCCGGACAGGCTCACCACCTGCGAGTCGTCGGAGAAACACACATCTGTGAGGGCGTCGAGGATCGCGCGTTCCAGTTTGTCGAGGTCGGGCCGCTTGGTCGCCGCCGGCGTCCGGGTCTTGGGCGCGGATTTCGGCCTGGGCAGGACGAATTGCAGCGTGACCGACACCGGCCCGTCGAACATCGGCCTGCCCGCCATCGCCCCGTGCGCCACCAGCGCGACCCGTTCGCGCCACGGGCCAACCTCTTTCGACGATTCGACGAGGACCCCTCGACCGACATGTCTCTTGCTGCCCTGCGGGGCGGGCTTACCCGGGACGAAGAACACCGCGTCCGAGGCATCCAGCAGCGTCGGCGTCGTCACTGCTCACCGGCTGTCGGAGCGATCGCGGCGAGCGCGTCCGCCAGTTGCTCCGGCGCGAACCTCACCACACGCGCCTTGCTGCCCTCGGCCGGCCCGACGATCCCGACCGCAGCCATTTCGTCGAGGAGACCGGCAGCTCTGGCGAATCCGATCTTGAGCTTGCGCTGCAGCATGGACGTGGATCCGAAGTTGGTGGTGACCACCAGTTCCACCGCCTGGCGCAGCAGGTTCTCGCCGTCGATCTCCAGCTGCTCGGTGTCGTCGTCCGGATCGGAGTCGCTGTGCGCCAGGAACAACCCAGCCCCGTGGCGCAGCAGATCAGCAGCCACACTCGCGCCGTTATCGTCCTGTCCGAGGACCGGCTCGATGCTCGGCCCGTCGGTCGTGAACCCCTCCACATACGAGCCCGGGGTGGCAAGGCCGATCCACGTGTCGCCGATCTGGACGGTCTGCACCAGCCGCTTCGACGACCGGAACATCTGGATCTGCATCTTGCGGCGCTTCGCCACCGCCACCAGCGAGGCCAAGACCCCCGCCGACCACAGCGTGAGCGGAACCTCTTCGTAGTCCTCCTTGGTCAGGAAATCACCAGTCCGCAGGCGCTGCACGATGCTCGTCGGGAACCGCGACTCGTGATGTGCGTGGAACTGAAACTCGTTGTCCGAGCCAAAAAGTGCAGGCGACTCCGACAGCGTCACGGTCCAACCTGGGTGCTCGTCGTCCTTCTTGTTCTCCGGCGGATCGGCCAACACCAGGTGGATGTCGACGGTGTGCTGATCGCCCTTGCTCTTGGCCCAGGACTTGCACAGCGCCAGCACGTTAACGACCGATTCACAGGGCCACACCATCGGGTCAATGCGTCCGTCGATCGGAATCCACGTGTGCCCGAAGACAAACTTCGTAGTCGACGTCGCGGCCAGCAGGTCCACGTCGCCGGGTTCTTCCCGCCAGGGCCCGCGGGTGGTGGCGATGTGCACTCCACCGAAGGTGTTGTTGGCTGTCGCCAACGCGTCGGTCAGTACGTCGATCAGCTTGTTGGTTGGAACTGTGATGCTCATGGATTGCCTTCCAAAGATGAGATGGCTACCGACGATTGCCGGTGGCAGTGCGGATTTCGTGCTCTAGTTCCCGAGCTGCTTCCGGTTGATCAGCGGCTCGGGAGGCAATGCGGGTGCGCTCACTGCTTCGCGTCCGTAAAGCCGGGGTGCTGGCCTGCCATGTGGCGCTGCAGGTTGGCGAAAGACCGATTGCAGCAGGGGCATACGCCCTTCGCGATGCGGTTGCGCGTCTTGGTCAACTTGCCCTTTGTGACCGCGTGCGCCGCTTTCGCTGCGCGCAGATCCTCATCCCGGTTGGCGAGTTGGCGCTCCAACATGGCAGCCCTGGCTTTCGCTTCCTCGGTCTCGTTCTTCTGCGGGTAGTACCGGCTGTGTCCGTTCGGGCAATACCAGGTCCTGTGGTCCTCCCGGCGCTGGCGGATAAATTCGTCATTGAGCGCGAACGGAACTCCGCAACCCTCATGGCCACAGTGAATGACGGTGTAGGTATCGACCGCGGTGAATGTCGCGCTCACTTCGCCGCGTCCTCGTCGAACATGCCGATCAACGATTGGGCCTGCTCATGCGTGAGGTCCTGATCCCGGCTGACCCGCGCCTGGGTAGCCGACAGCACGTAGTCGAACCAGCCGGAATCGTCACCGCCGAAGCCCTGCTCTTTCCGGATCTGCGCCAACCGAGTCAGCTGCTGACCCGTCGCCATCAGGACGTCCTCGACTGGGCCGCGAACATCGATTGACTCCCGCTCGGGTGTCGGTTCGTCCACCGGCTCACCGACAACCTCACCGTCGATATGGGTCGGGCTGTCGATCGCACCCTCAGAAAGATCCAGGCGCACACTGCCGTCGTTGTCGATGGCCCGCTGAATCTCCGTCGACTTCGGCATCAACGCCATCAGCCGCAACAGCATCGTCTTTTTGCCCATGGCGTCGAAATGATCCGACCACGGACCGATGATCTTGCCTTCGCGGGTCTTGGCCATGGCGAACTTGTCTCGATGTTCCTCCATGTCCGCGACCGTCATCGGATCGGTCAGCGAGTAACCGCCGTTGGCTAGACGACCAACCGCGTAGAACAGGCGGGCATCACCACGCGGGCCGTCCAGGTTCGGGCGGTGCACCCATTTATCCTCGGCCGCACCGTATTCGACCTCGAACTGATCGTTGCTGTACACAATCCGCGAGTGCAGTGAGGCGATCTGCTCGGAGCGGTGACCGAGCTCGACATAGCCCTTGTAGCCGATGATCAGTTGGGCCTTTTGGCCGCGAGTCTTGCTGTCCCAGAATGGCAAAATCCACGCGTGGCCCAATGCGCCCACACCCGGACGCAAACCTAGCTGTGCGCATGTCATCGCCGATCCCAACACCGATACCGGGTCGCACTCCGCCAGCTTCGGAGTCTGCTTCACACACGTCATCACGTCGCGGATCAGCTGTACGGCTTCCACTCCTCGCGGCATGGCCCGCTGAAACTGCGTCTCCATCTTCGCGAGCTGGGTCTGTAGCGACTCTCCGCCACCCTGCTGGGCGACCGACTGTTGTGCGCGTCGTGCCAGATCTCTTGCCATGGTGGTTATTTCCCTTTCGGTATGTAGATGGATGTGGATTGAAAACGCCGATATAGCTCGGGGTTTTCGGACTTGAGGAGGTCACGGTCGACGACCTCGACCTTGTGGAGCCACAGGTCCGCGTCAGGCTCCTCAGCGCGGAATTCCTTCTCTCGGAACTGGCCTCGTTTGAGTGCAACCAACTTGTTGCCCACCTCATCTGTGAGCACGTCAGCGCCCTGCAGCAGCGCGGCTAACCGGTTCACCGCTTCTGCTTTGGCCACCTTCGACGCCTTCTCCTGCGTGAGGGCGCAGCGATAGGCCGAGACGGCATCGGCCACCGAGGCGGGGTCTTCTGCGATTAGCTCCACTCCCGGCTGCCGCGGCCAGCGTGCGGCGATGGCCTCCGCGGTTGCGTCCGAGCCGTCGATCGGGGGTGCGACATCGGGGATGATGTATGTCTCCCATAGGTGCTGCTCGGCCTGATTGATCGTGGCGATCAGGTCCTCGTCACGCGGGATGTACTCCCAGCGCAACCGATTTCCACCCACCAGGCCGGCCACGTAAGCCCCGTCAGCGCCCGTGACCGCCATCCCGTGCTGCACCTGCAGTTCCGCGTGATCTGGCACCTGGTCTTCCCAGTCAGATGCCAGCCATGCCGACGCATTTTTGATCTCTACGAGGGCGTTGAGCGAGAGGATCAGACCGTCCGGGTTGTACAGCTGCCAGGGCCGCACCAGCGACCGCAGCGTCTTGCACTCAAGGATTTCCACGTTGAGGCGGCGGGCCAGCTCCTCGCGGATCACGGGCTCCAGCAGCGTGCCCCACATCATCGCCTCGGTCTCGTCCTCCGGGCGGGCTCGGCCTGTCTTCTCCACCCACACGGAGAACGGCGAACCGTACTTGCCCATCCCAAGAACTGCTGAGCAGTCCGACGAACCGATACCAGTGCGCCGCAACTCAAGCCACTCGTCACGATCCTTGTAGTCACCAGCCAGCTCGGCATAGTTGGCCCAAAAAGGAGTATCGGTCACTGGTAGCTCCCCACTTCGTCGAGAGCGTCCGTGCGGTCACCGGCCATGCCGAGCGCTCCGCGCCGCGCGACATCCGCTGCGGCGCGCTCCATTTCCGTCATCGTGTGCGTGGCAGCGCGCCACTCCTCGGCCTCGTACTCGTACGCCATCACCGGTTCACCCCTGTCTCTTCTGATCGGTCGGCAGGGTCCGGGTAAAGCCGGAGACCCCACAGCAAGATCGATGCGGCGCAAAGCAACAGGGCGACCGCAAACAGTTCGATGCAGAACATGACGAGTGCGGCCCACGCCACCAGCCCGAACACCCAGGCGGCGACCGCCAGTGCGCGCGTCATGACGCCAACACCGAGAGGCGAGCGCGGTTTTCTGCGATGGCGTCGACCCGGCGCTGTAACGCAACCGTGCCCTCGTCGGGATTGACGAACGCCGCGAGCGTCATAGTGATCTGCGCATACTTGGCCGGGTGCAGCTCTGCCAGGAGCCGAAGCTGCTCAAACACCCGGCGTGGATCGTCCTCACGAAGCCTTTCGACAAGGTCGAGCGCATCCTCAGCCACACGATCGAGGTCGGTTTCGTACGACTGATCCACCCCTGGCCGCCTCACCGAGCACCGCCTACTGCTCTCGCCACGATCCGCTCGTACGTGGCTTCGGCAGTCATGACGGCGCGCTGGCGCACCTTGTGAGCGGCCAGGATTGCAGGCGCAACCTGCCGAGCCCGCTCCAGCAGCTCAACGACTTGCGCGATCTCGTCCGGCCTCATTGCCCCGGCATCACTTCGGCCATGCCGGTCGCTGATACGCATGATCGTCTTGCCCGAGTCCAAGCTGACCCAGACGTAGACGGCGCCGCTGCTGAGTTCAACCTCGCCAATAGGTTCCCCGCTCATCGGGCACCGCCGTCCCGAAGATCCGCAACGGTCAGGCGGAACTTGTTGGCGCGGTGCTGCCCTCGGTACCGACGTCCCCTGGTCGCGGGCGGCACCACAGAGGGGCGCTCGACCTCGATCTGCAGCTCCGCCAACACCTTGTCCAGCAGTTGCGCCCGGTTCTGCACCGGCAGCATCACCGGCTCCTGCAGAGCCACCGCAGCGCAGGTGTCATCGAAATCGTCCGGTGTCCAAACCGGCTGCAGCGCCGTCACCGGACGACCACCGTTCCAGCCGGCAGCCAATCCGGCTCACCGGGAACCACGTTGTAGTCGAACACCAGGTACTTCTCGTAGCCCTGCGTGCTTTCCTGGCGGTAGTAGCCCTCGCTGCGAGTGCACGAGTAGTAGCCGCAGTAGGTGCTGCCCCGCACCCATCCGGCGGCCGTCCAAATCCGGCGCTCCCGAATCCAGCTGCCGTCAGGACGTTTCGGGCCGTCGCAGATCGTTCGCAACTGGCTGCCGAACATGCCCCAGCTCACTGTCTCGCAGCCGTCGTTCGGTGCGGCATGCGCGCGCTGGGCGTACCCGACCGCAGCCATTGCCAGCACCGCGCCCGTGAGCATCCCGATCAGAACGCGCCGCACTGCCGTGGCGCTCACTTCTCCACCGCCGCAACAAGACGCGCGATGATTGCAGCGTGAAATTCGAGCAGCTGGCGGGCGGCTTCCCGCACCTTCTCGTCGCAACGTGAACCGGCAGCGTGCGCCGTGAATTCCACACTCTGGGCCTGCTCGTCCCACAGGATCATCAGCCGTCCATCACCGGCCGGGTGCGGCAACGCAACACCCACCTGACTCGGTCCCAGCGCCCGCTCGACGTACGCGACCAGTGCGCCGTCCTCGCGTTCCTTGATCTCGTGGGTAGACTCCATGGTTGGCATTGGGTTCCTTTCGTCGTTGTGATCCATTGCCTGGCCCCGCTGTTCCAGCAGCGGGGCTTACTTCTTGCTGATGCGGTACTCATCCAGCAGGTCAGCGGCGACACATTCCGCGAATGCCTCGGCGACGGAGGAAGTCAGCCCACCCGGCCCAGCCAGGCTGGAGTAGATGTGCGACTCAAGGTCGCCGCGCGACACCTCCACCCCGGCGGGGTCTTTTCGCTGATCAGTCAATCGCTGGCATACCGTCGCGACGGAAGCCGCTGCGCCACGCAGGAACTCAGCGGCCAGCCCAAACCCGATTCCCAGTGCGCTATCGGCGGCGATCACATGATCACCGACCTTGCGCACTCGCGCGTCCGCAGATACGCCACCTCGTCGGAAAGGTCCGCGACCCGCTCCTGCAGCTCGTCACGCTCATCGCGCGCCGCGCACTCGGCGGATACGTAGTGCTGCAGCTCAGTCGTCAACGCATCGACCAGCGCGCCGGACTGCCGCAGCAGTTGCCCAAGATTCAGGACCAGGGCACGCTGACCACTGGTACTGGCGGCGTTGTAATGGCTCCGAATCAGGTCTGCAAGGTCGCGGATGAGCTTCTTTGAATCCGGCTCGGCGTCCAACTTCTGCAGCAGCCGATCGCGGTCAGCACTCACGCGGCCGAGTTCCGCCAATGCTGCCTCGAGCGTTTCCGGGCGGGCGGTCATGCGTTCACCAGCCGTCGCCGTGATCGCGCGGAGAGACCGAGTGCCAGCGGCGCCTCGGACTCGGTATCTTCCTCGGGCGCGGCCACATCCGTTTTGGCATTGGTGAAGTGCGCGATCAGCGCATCAACTTGGGCCTTCGTGAACCGCCACTCACGGCCGACCTTGTAGCCCTCGATCTCGCCGCGATTCAGTCGTCGCCGCAACCAGCGCTCACCATCTGTCCATTCCTCGGGCAGCACGTCGGCCACAACCTGCGCCAATGAGTACGTCTCAATGCGCGCGCTCATACGACAGCCACCGCCCGCCGTGCCCGGATCTGCTTCGGCCGGGCCTTTGTCATCGGTTCGACGACGATCTGGCTCATGGGAATGCCGAACTTCTGGCACATGGCATCGATCAGCGTCGGCGTCGCCCGTCCCGCCCAGTTGCGGTCGAACGCGTCATAGACGGTCGATGATCCGACGCCAAGGAATCTCGCTAGTTCAGCGACAGTCTCAATGTTGTTGGTGGCCAAGGTGTTCCGCACACCCTGCGGCTGCCATTCCAGTCCGTAGCTCACGTCAGGAACAGTAGCACCGCATATCGGAATTCCGGCATTGCATTCCGGAAATCCGGAATCGTGTCGCGTTCAGTCGGTACGTTTCCGCATGTCACGAAACTTTGACGGGTTCCGGAAATCCGGGATAGCATTCCGGTATGCCGAGAAGGGACCGCAGAGGACGTGACCTGAAAACGTTCCTGCAAGCCGAGATAGTCGGAAGCGACCTCACCGTCACCCAGGTCCACGAAGCAGCCGGACTGACCGCATGGCAATACCGCGGCGACAAGCGCACCCCCGGCCGGAAAGACGCTGACGACTTCCCGAACGCCGAAGAACTGCGACTCATCGCCGCCCATTACCAACTAGGCGACGAGGGCTACTTCAATCTGCTCGTAGAGTTCGGCATCACCGAGCCACAACCAGGCTTCCCCGGATTCACCGGGGGCTCCGTCAGCCCAAAAGCCCAGGGCCGCACGGAGACCAAGGCGCGGCCCGCCAAGAAGACCAAACGCACGCCAATCCACCCCGACACCTTCAGCCCTAATACACCCGCCCCGTAAGTCGACCCTTCTCCAACCAGGAGTGAGCTGAGATTGCGGCGAACCCGAACCCGCACGAGCACGCAAGGAGCCACACCGGCAGCGAAGCCGCTGCAGTATCTTGCATCTCAGCAGGTAGGAACGTCGTTGCGATCCTGACCGCACACGCGGCCATGCCGAACCCTGCGGCCAGCATGTAAGACCCACATAGCCCACGGATCGCCGGCCGGTCCCGCCACATCGGTATCAGCGAGTAGATGCTGTAACCCAGCAGGTACATCAGTGTTCCGCAAAGCACGATCCAATAGGCGATGAGCGAAAGGTCCGCAACGACGCGAAAGAAGTCATCGTGGTAGATCTTGACGCTGTTACCGATAGTGAACAACGCCAGCATGATCGGTAGACAGAGGGTCGCGGGCAGCTCCACGTGGAGCTTGAACCGCCGTTTCAACTGCTCCTGATCCAAACGGATAATCATGTGGTAGCAAAGCGCCGACGCTGCAACAACATAGCAATCGTGGCCGATCAGATCCTCAAGGTTCCAACACCCGGTTGGTGCGTGCAACCAAACCCCGAGTGTTCGAGATGCCAACGGGGACATAAGAAAAATCGCCGCACCCTGCAAAGCGATGTTGAGGGTGGCGGCGACTTCCATACGGCGGGTCCAAGTCACGCGCCTGATCCACAGAGACCAACAGACCGCGACGAGGGTAAACGTGATTAGAGCAGCAGGCATCAGCGAAAACCTTTGTGAATTAAAGGAATTAGAAGTTAGACACACCCCGGAGTGAACAAAACGTTACACCCTGTCATCCGACCGAAACCCTTGAATTTAGGTAACGATCTGGTCTCAGCGGAGAGTCTTACTCATGAAATCGGCGACAGCCCTGCTACTGGCCCGATCGACGTCTCCGTATGTGTCAACAGTGATTTGGATATTCTCGTGGCCCAGATGACGGGACACCACGGTAATCGGAACACCTGCCAACAACAGCCATGAGGCACATGTGTGGCGTAGATCGTGCGGTGTTGGTTTCGGATTCAATTCTGAGCGCCCGATAGCCTTATCCCAGACGCGGCGCTTGTAACCGTGATACCGGATTGGCCCGCCATCACGATTCACGAACATCCATTCACTCGAAAAGTCCACTCGCGAGAGAATGTGATCAGGGACGTCGATTTCGCGCCGTGAGCGTTTCGTCTTCGGAGGACCGAGGTAGTACCCCTTGCCAGGCGAGTACTTCCACGCCTGACGAATCTTGACCGTTCCCTTGCGCTTGTCGATGTGTTCGGCTGGCTGCAGGGCTGTCGCCTCACTCCACCGGCATCCGGACGCGACGAGGAAGTCCTGGAATTCGCGCCAGTATTCAGTGGTCGAGTCCTGCAAAAGGTCGAACTGCTCGTGTGTGAGCATCTGGATGTCGTGATCGTCGTCTTCATCGCCGCCCGCCCGTTTTAGCTTGCGGCCCGCAGCAGGGTTGCTGGGGATGCGTTTCGGCACGGCAGCGTTGAGCGCGCCAGACAGGAAGCCATACTTGTTGCGGAGCGTCTTCGCGCTGATCTTCCCCCCGCGTTTGGTCGGCGTCTCCTCCAGATTTTTGACCCATCGCGAGATGTCCTCTTCCGACAGTTCATCGAGAGGAATCTGCCCCAGCAAGGGAGCGATGTCATTCTCCAGGAAAGAGTTGTACTTGTAGATCGTGTACTCGTCGAGGCCCGTCAGGTGATCGATGTGGTGCTTTACCCACTCCGCCACCGTCATCTTGGCCTCATTGCGCTGCCGGGCGACCGGGCTCAGCTGATAGAGCTCGCATGCCCGCTGGTGCCCGTGAGCGGCGACTGCAGCCATGAATGCCTCGGCACTCGGACGGTCCTCCCACGTGATCGAAAGCTGCCGCCCCTCATGGCGATAGGTCACATCGAACACCTCGGCACCGCTGCGGAGGGTTCGGGTTCGAATGGACGCCAT